CCCCCTTGTGTATAGATTACAACTTTAAAACTATTTTATCTTGTGTCGACTGCTGGCAACGGTCATTACCCTTTCAAGGTGACGCCTTAACAGGCTGGGGTTCGAATCCCCCACAGGATACCATAGTATTTTGTATAAATACTCCATTATAAGGAGTGTTAATATGGATTTAGTATTAGGCCCCGATGAATTATCAGTGCCGTTTAATTTTACAATCCCGACTCATTTGAAGAACGGAAACGAAGTAAAAAGAGTCGGCTTATATAGTTCGGGAGGTATGGATTCATCCGCGCTAATGTGTCTGATTATGTCGGAATTAAAAGCAACAGGCAGATTAGAAACTGTCCCTGTAACAGCATTTACCATTGTGAAGAATGAAGGGTCTACATATTATTCTCATCGAATTGTAGATAAGGTATCTGAACATTTCGGTGTACGTATCACACACGTAAATAATTTAGAAAATGACGAAGAAGCTAATGCACAGGGCCGAATCGGACGCACACCATTGGTGAATACTTATTTGCAAAATAGACAAGATATGATGTTCTATATAGGCATCAACAGAATGGCGCCAGATGACATTCGGCCGTTCGAGCATACACTAAAATTATTCTATAAAGACGAACAAGTCTTATATAAGGCTCCATTCTTACTTCTACATAAACCGCAGATTACAGATATTTACTATAAATTGGGATGTGAAGATATTATCCAATATACACATTCATGCACTACACAGGCAATCGGCCCGTGTAATAATTGTTATTCGTGTTCGGAGCGAAAATGGGGGCTTTCTGCATTAGGCAAGGCCGATCCAGGGACAGTTCCCCCAGATATAGACGATATTTCGTACGGTAACACATGGATTAATAATTAAAGATTTTAGGAAGTTAGATATTATTTAGACAAAATTGGTCGTGAGCGAGCAAGGTGTTTGCGTTCCGCTGTTAACGGAAATTAGGCGAGGTTCGATTCCTCGACGACCAGCCAAACAATGATGAAAAAGTCCAGTCGGTTGCTGGTACGAATCAATAAGAACTGTTCTTGGCGATCCAGGAGTAGTCCGATGCAGTTCGATTCTGCATTTCATCTCAATCATGGTTCGAAACCTAGTCGTGGAGCCCTTGAGTTCGAGCATAAGTATCAAACTATGATAAATAACACATAAGAATAACAGGGTAATGTCACTTATGTTTTATTTAATTTATAAAATAACAAATAAATTTTCTGGTAAATTTTATATTGGTACCCATAAAACTAATAATAAAAACGACAGTTATATGGGTTCCGGCAAATATTTAAATTATGCTATACAGAAGTATGGTCTAGAAAATTTTACTAAAGATATATTATTTGAATATGATAATTCAGAAGATATGTTTAATAAGGAAGCAGAAATTGTAAATGAAGATTTTTTAGCAAGCGAAAATACATATAATCTTAAAAAGGGTGGTAATGGTGGGTTCGGGTATATAAACAACCTTGGTATAAATTTATACGGAAAAAACGGCCATCCTGGTTATGGAGGAAATAATCTTGTCGATGGTGCATATATAAAAGACAAATTTATAAACGAAAATAAATGGAATGACTATCTTGTAAAATTATCACAAATTCATAAGCAAACATATATAAATGGACGAATACCATCATTCACTAATAGGAATCACACAATAGAATCTAGAAATAAGATGAGTATATCTAGTAAAGGAATTGGTTGTGGTAAGGATAACAGCCAATTTGGAACCTGTTGGATTACAGATGGTATAAATAATAAAAAAATAAAAATTAATGATTTAGATAAATGGCCAAATTGGAAACGCGGTCGCAATTAAACAATATGTATCAGTAGTGTAATGGCAGCACGACAGTCTCCAAAACTGTTTGTGAGGGTTCGAGTCCTTCCTGGTACGCCAAATTTATCCGACCTTGGTGAAGGTGGTCCTCACGCTTGTCTGAAGAACAAGAGAACTCCGTTCGAAACGGGGAGGTCGGGCCAAACGTTGCATGTGGCCACATGCGAACAGAAGTATATAGCTACCCTCTGAAGGTAAGAGTCACTACTTCGAAATTTATTTACGAATATCGATAGAAAGCATCGATCAGGACATAGTTGTGACGCTCACTGTCCGAAATTATTTTGCCTCCGTACGCCAATTGGTAGTGCGGCCTGTTTCAGAAACATGTGATTGGGGGTTCGAATCCGCCCGGAGGTACCAAAATTAAATAGTTGTTAACTATTTTTTATTTTATGCGGCCCTTAGTGTAATGGTAAGCACTTAATTCTGTGAAAATTAGAGACACGGTTCGAATCCGTAGGAGTCCGCCCAATCATTTTTGTTTAACAGAGATCGTTAAATAATCTCAACCCAAGTATGATTCTTTAGCTCAGATGTTAGAGCACTGTCGCAACCGCTCATTGTTGATGTCAGACGTTTGATCAAGCGTCACCGCTCCACAATGATGTATAGGCTTCAGGGGTCGCAGCATTAACAAGCTGCATGAGTCACCGATTTATGTATCGTTGTCCGAGCGATTTAGGTAGCAGTCTGCAAAACTGTTTAGAGTGGTTTGACTCCACTACGATACTCCACATATGCCCCTGTACGCTAATCGGTAGTGCGGGTTGATTCAAAATCAGCTGGTTGTAGGTTCGAATCCAACCAGGGGTACCAAAATTTGATTTATAGACACAGTGGGACTCAGTGTATAGATACCCGATCAGCGGTCTCCTGCAACGCGGTGGGTGGCAAATCTATTTTAGCTTTCTAAATCAGATAATTATTGATAAATAGTGAATGCGTTTAATTGAACTATTTGTAACAGAAAAGATAAGTCTCACCAATTTAAAGAATCCTTTAAAACGTGAGATTGAAGAAACAATACTGTATTGTCTACATCAAATCTATTACCGTGAATCCAAACTGGACCCAAAGATAAAAGCTCATGCAGATAAAAATTCGACCTTAAAACAGGTAAATGCGTTTATTAAACCTTTGTTAGATAAACAATTAACACTTGTAGTTGCAGCAGCATTAACAGAATTACTTAAAGGTATTACTGAAGTAGATGTGGCAGTTAAATTTGCCGATATAACTGCTTCTGGTCATGCATCCGGAAGAACAATCGTACTAAACACAAAATATACAGATGATATTTGTAAAGTCACAATGGGATCATTGTACGATGTGGCATTAGACAGTGTAGAAAATGAGAATGATCTTGTTTCGGTGTTATTTCTTACATATAAAAAAGCCGATATGTATATGTTTGCAAGATCGAACCTTAATACTATTATAGACAATCTGATTAGTGTTATTATACATGAAATGGTGCATGTTGTGCAGCACGACAAACAATATAAAGCAGGAAGATCGACAACCGAATACAGAAGTTATCTGGATAAAGGTAAAGATAAAACTAAATTTTATAATTCTCTACGTAAATTATCGGCAGGGGATCATACAGCCGCAGATTACAAATTATATCGAGGAAGTCCTCAAGAGATTGCAGCATTTGCCCAAGAGGCAGCATTGAAATTTATTAATGATATAGATATGGACAACTTGGCAGACATTAATGATCTCAGGAAAGATTTACCTAACGAAATGAGAATGTATATAGAATCATTATTTAATAATCCAACCAATCAGACCGAACATAAAGTATTCAAGAGATTTCATAAATTAATGTATCAAGAAGTTGATCGTTACATGGATGCAATCGAGAAAAAACGAAAAAGAGAGGCTAGATCTAATAAGCCTAAGAATTAATGCCCGGAGAGTGCAGCTGGTGAAGCCATCCTCCTTACAAGTGGACAAATGTAGAGTTCGATTCTCTATCCGGGTACCAACATAATCGGAATATTGATAGTTCCTGTCTTAAATGAAAATATCTGTACCAGGTGTAGGTCTATCGCCTCTTCATATAAGGTAACTCCTTATCGATTATATTTAATGGAAGTGCTATCGTCTAGGAGCGCGACACAGTTTTGATTATGATAAATATGTACGGGAGACCGTTATGTTTATATGTATATATTGTGAAAGAGAATTTAACAAAAAAGAAGGTAATACACTGCACACTAAGTATTGCAAATTAAATCCACATTCTATTAAAAGAATTACAGGCGGATCCTTTAGACCAGGTCATTCAGGAAAAGCATCGACCCCGGAGAAAGAAAAGATAAGATCTGACAAATTATCAATAATAGCAAAGAAAAATAAATTGGGCGGCTATGTGCATGGTTCTGGCAGAGGTAAGAATGGATGGTATAAAGGATTTTTTTGTGATAGTAGTTGGGAATTGGCTTATGTAATATATTGTCTGGAACACAATGTATCTATTACACGAAATACTGTTCGACGCCAATATTATTGGGATGGTAAAATTAGAGATTATATTCCTGATTTTGTTGTGTCTGGTACCGTAATCGAGATAAAAGGATACAAAACTTCCCAGTGGTTAGCAAAAATGGAAGCTAATCCTGACATTGAGGTATTGTATGAGAAAGATTTACAACCGATACTTAAGTATGTCAAACTTAAATACGGTAAGAATTTTATAGACTTATATGAATAATGGAGATTAGGGACGCTGGGCGTTAAATGGCTTTGAATACCATCCCACTTAGTGATAGGTGATAGTTCGATTCTATTATTCTCCGCCAAATTTCTTTTATAAATTCTACTAGTATAATACTTCCGCCATTTGACAAAGGAGTGATAAGTAGTTACAATGTATTTACGGGCCGTAGAAGGTGTAAAAGGGTAACACACAAGTCACTGTTATATATTTGCTGGCTTATGTCAGTTGTGGTTCGAATCCGCCACGGTCCACCAGTTTTAGACTGTGTTAATATCCTGTCCAGTGGACGCATTTCTTCCATCTTTCCTGCAAGTGGAAAGCAGTTTTTAGTTTCGGTAGCGTAGCATTAAGATAATGCAGCACTTTCATAAGGTGTTCCAAGTGGGTTTGATTCCCGCCGCTCCCACCAAGTTTTACATGTGTTATACCGAGGCACTGGAGCCGGCTCACAGATGTTCCGCAGATATGTATCTGCAATGTAAATTCAATTCGCGTGCTTAGTTAAATGGTAGAACCAAACATTGCCGATGTTTAGACAGGAGTTCGATTCTCCTAGCCCGCACCATCGTTGACTTTTTTAGTATTAGTGTTTACACTGAGCTATGTTGCACTGCAACATATTTGCAGATAAATAAGTGTTGATACTAAGGAATAAAATGTTTAAGAATTTATTTGAAAGTTTAAAAGGCCTGTTCTCAGGCAAGTATATAGACCAGCGTATGGATAAGTTTGTACAGTCGGGTAATCCACAAAGCGAAGAAGATGTAATACGACTACGAAAGGCATACTGGAATAATGCTACAAATAAAAGAGCAGGATATTGATATGTTTAAAGTATTCATGACATCACTGGCAAAATTTTTCAAAGTTCCGTCGGTCCAAGACGATCTCGAAGCATTTATAATTGCAGGCAATCCACAAAACGTAGGCGATGTCGATCAGCTTGAGAAAGAATTTCAAAGAAAGAAAGCCCATACATGGGTCGGCACACATTTAAATAGATAATCTCCCATCCGTCGGATACGGTGACTGGTCTTCGAAACCGGTTTAGGAAAGTTCGAATCTTTCATGGGGGACCATATATGATAAATAGTTTACTATGACACACCTATCTATACGACATTACATCAACTTGGTAGAATCTGCAGAATTTGCTGCCACAACAGAGGCCGAGGGCGACGCCGAGGGGTTACCGCATCTCACTTCTACAATGGCGAAAAATATTTCTGATCAGATCGACACTGAAGGCCCACACGCTATTTCTAAAAGTGTTGAATGGGGTGACGGTGCATCCAGAGAGCTTATTCGAAAAATACAAAACATGCTAGACGATTATTCAGCTGCTGTAGATGAATCGGCAGCATGGAAAAGAAAAGAAGGTAAAAGTAAATCCGGCGGCCTTAATAGCAAGGGTGTGGCCAGTTACCGTAAGGAACACCCGGGCAGCAAGTTACAAACAGCAGTAACTACCAAACCCAGCAAACTGGACCCCGACAGCAAAGATGCTAAACGGAGAAAAAGTTTTTGTGCTAGAATGGGTGGCATGAAAGGACCGTCGAAAGACGATAACGGCAAGCCCACTCGAAAAGCATTAGCATTAAAGAAGTGGAATTGTGAAAGCATTGCTGACCTGGGCATGCTGATTGAATCTGAGATTCAGGAAGCAAAGCAAAGACTAGACCCCAGTTGTTGGAAAGGATACCGAAAGGCCGGCACCAAAATGAAAAATGGTGTAAAAGTTAACAACTGCGTGCCAACCAACAAAACTTAAATACCTTTATATCTCTATCGTCTAACGGTTTAGGACGCTACTCCCTCAAAGTAGAAATTTGGGCTCGACTCCCAACAGAGATTCTATTTTATATCCCGCAATGGCTTTATAGATGAGGTCCAAACTTGTTCTATTAGGGGTTCGATTCCTCGGGGATGCCAGTTATGTCTTCTCAACATGAGATGTGTAGGTTCGGAGGTAACGTTACCGAACTTGGAGTGCGGTGTAATACCGACGGGAGACGCCAGTTTTATTGCCTCGTAGCTTAACAGGAAGAGCGGCCGGATTCTGAGTCCGGAGGACGTCGGTTCGAGTCCGACAGGGGTTGCACAAATGATAAATAGTTCATGAACTATTTATACCAAATCACCAACCTTATAAACAACAAAATCTATGTAGGTGTTCATAAAACAAATAATATAGATGATGGTTATATGGGAAGTGGAAAAGTTATAGTATCGGCTATAAAGAAATACGGAATAGAGAATTTCAGAAAAGATATTTTAGAATTCTTTGATACATACGATCTTGTCTTGCAAAAAGAAACAGAAATAGTTACCGAAGAATTTCTGCAAAGACCCGATGTGTATAATCTCCGTAAAGGAGGTTCCGGCGGATTTGATTATATAAACAAGACAGGCCTTGCGTCTGTCGGCCGTGTAAAAGGATATAATAATCGAACGAAAGAATCATATGCTAAAATGTCAGAAGGCGGCAAGAAGGGTGCTGCTTCACTTAATATTTCAGGTAACAGAACACCCGGTAATGCATCTCGTGCAGATTACGCCAGGTTGCATACGCAAACAAAAGATGCTAAAATTAAAAGAAAGAAGACATTAGCTGAAATAAATCATCAGCAAGGCACTAAGAATTCCCAGTTTGGAAAGTGCTGGATTACAGATGGTATCGAGAGTAAAAAGATAAAAAAAGAAGAATTAGAAAAATATGTTTCCGAAGGATGGAGACAAGGAAGAATAATGCACCGTTCGACTTCTGGTGAGGTCACCAGCCTTTCACGCTGGGTAGAGGGGTTCGAAACCCCTACGGTGTACCAGTTATGACCCTACCCTGGAATGGGAGAAAATGTTACATGAATATGTAACCAAGTAGGTGAGAGCCCAGGGTCGCCTATATTATTGCGGGGTAGCTTAACAGGAAGAGCGATCTGATTTTGAGTCAGAGATACGTCGGTTCGAGTCCGACACCCGTTGCCAAACCAAGGGAGTGTAAGTTAAAATATGTCAGATGATAAACAAACGTATAGCAGAAAAGGCATGTTATGCCTGGCATGCGAAAATGGACATCTTGTAGAAGGTAGTATTTACGACGACTGGAAATCCATGTTGACATGTGACAACGGCGAATGTAGACTACGGGTTGATTCGCGCGGGGAGAAAGAAGAATAAGGAAGATTTGCAGAGTGGATACAGAAAGTTAAGCTAATGGGATTAGCCGCAACCTGCTAAGTTGTTGGCTCGTGAAAACGGGTGCGGGTCGGGACCGCAACTTTCTGCCATATAATATGAAAAACTTTATAATAGATGAAAAGTTCCTGACCCAGGAGACTGTCCACAACGAGTGGAGTATGTATGCTGGCAGAACAGATCTTACAGAAGATGAGACGATAAAAGTCCTGAAGGGCGAGGGAAGGATGACATCTACTTCGTCAATTGATAATCCGGTATTTACTGAGTTGAGAAATCAGCTTGAGGTAGATGGATACATAAAGACAGAACGTAACTGGTGGAACGGCGACATGGTGACCAAACCGTTTAGCTTAAACGATTATAAGTTTAAGAAGGGAGCAAGGTTTCCCTGTGCTGGCGCACTTAAGATTACTATAGAGGTTGATAGAAAATATAGAAAGAAAAATAAAAAGATTTGATTGTAAGTAATGCCCTTAATATTCGCAGGAGTCACCGGCTGTCGGCCGGTCTGCCGGTCGCTGAAGGTGCTTACAACCAAAACAGAACAAGCCTGACTTGCTGTGCAGCAGGTCATATAATAGAAATATGGTTCGGTAATATTATTAGTAAGCATAAAGATAACAAAAACTAACACACCTCAGCACTCCAATATATCAAAGCACATTACCTGTTAAGGTTAATGCCTGGTTACTGATTAGTGTGTTTCGATATGATAGACAATACGGGTATAAAATAAACATTCGGGCTACAAACTTTAAAGTGAAGTATTAGGCTTTTAACCTAAGAAACGGGGGGCAGTACCCCGGTGGCCTACCATAATATGACAAGCAGAACTATTGATATCAAGTGTATAGGTTGCAGAAAATATTTATTTTCTATACTTCCAGACAGTAACGCTGAGTTAGATAAGATACATCACTGTAATAAGAAAGCCTGCAAAGAAAAAGCAACTTTCGAAATATTGAAAGGTCCCGAACCATCAATAACCTGGGAAGAGATGATGAGTATACTTTCGGGCAAAAGAATTTAAAAGAATGCTTCCAGCGAACCAACACAACTTCAAAACTTTTATCTTTGAAAAGAAACAGCATTCTGATTTATATAATAGGTTATCATGACACAAAATTGAAATCATAACAACTGAATATCATTCCTATGATAGATATAGTGACGAGCATTCACTTATAGTGGAAAGTATAACAGGTGTTACAAGTTAATGCGGGTGTAGTGCAATAGGTAGGAGACAGCAGATTTAAAATCTGAACAGTGTGGGTTCGAATCCCACCACCCGCACCAGTTTTGAAATGTTATGACTACATACAGGGAGTAGCTAACCAATCCAAGGCCTGTATTCCGAAGGATAAACATAGCAGGGAGGTTTGGTCACCGACCGTAACATTTCGATTTAGTTTTAAAGAATTCTTCCAGCACATCCTATGGATACAATTGGTTCAACTCCAGTCGGACTCGCAAGAGTACGTTACAAGAATTCTGTTTTGATTTTGATTACCCGGACTGTTGGTCCGCACAGGAATAAAATGGCAAAGTTAGACTCGTCTGTAGTGTTTGTAGAAGATTGTACCTGCAGCGATGCAACAGTTAAGTCACATTTTTTGAAATTAGTACCTTATGTCTGTGTAGAGTGTGGGTGTAGTTCCCATAATAATAAACCGATAACATTACAACTTGACCATATAGATGGTAATCACACAAATTGCAAACGTGAAAATTTACGTCTGTTATGTCCTAGTTGTCATTCACAAACAGAGACATATGCTGGTCGCCAAAATTGGAACAATATAGTGGTAACTGATGATGAATTGGAGACAGCTTTACTCAAAAGTGCTAATATCTCAATTGCCCTTAAGAAGGTTAAGTTAGACGTAGGGAGAACAGAATATTTTGGTCGAGCAACATTCTTAATACAAGAAAGAAAAATTGTAGTCGGCAGTAAACATAACACATATACTAACTTTTTTTAAAATACATAGTTTTGATTACCCGAACAGTCGCTGGGAGAAATCCTTGAGGAAAGTCGGGCTGTATAGAACAGGACTTGTCGATCTGTGGAAGATGGCGTAGCAATACAGGGGTAATGTCGGGAGCAGACAGCGAAGCTGTCTGCTAAATCTCGATGCCATCATTTTTACCACAACGACTCCGCAGCAGCACAAACAAGTTCGAGTCTCGTATCTCGCGCCATTTTTATAAGGAACTTATATGAAACATTAGTGTAACTTAAATAAGGACAACTATGAAAGTAAGAATAACGATGTCAGGTGACAACATCACACATTTGAATTCGAGAGAATGGAAGGATAAATACGTTGACGACATGTTGATGTGGGCTTCAGAGACCGAGACCAGCATGGAGTTCTATACTTGGCATTCTGTTTGGGAAAAACACAAACTAAAAGAAATGCATGCAGTATGGATCGTCGAGGACGATGACAGGGCAATATTAATGCTCAAATGGAATGCTAAAAAGCATAAAGTAAAATGAAAAAAGTAATAGAGATAAGATCAGCCGCCAATTTTATAATCAAAACTTTATGAAGAGGGTAAATGATATAGATAAATACATTTATGATTTACTATGTCTATGCGTATCTTAGGAATAAAGATTCAATCTCATCACACTCCGGCAGCCCTTACTATATAGGAAAGGGAAAGAATTTAAGAGCGTGTGAATATCACAGAAATGTTCCCTTGCCGAGTAATAGAAAAAATATTGTGATATTAGAATTTAATCTTACTGAAGTAGGTGCGTTTGCGATTGAACGCAGGATGATTAAATGGTATGGAAGAAAAGATTTAGGAACAGGGATATTACTAAATAGAACAGATGGCGGCGATGGCGCAAGTGGGCACATTGGCCAGATTCCGTGGAATAAAGGCAAAAAGGGCTTGCAAAAAGCCTGGAATAAAGGTATGCCACATACCGCTGAAACAAGAAAGAAGATATCAATTTCCGGTACAGGCAGAAAACAATCGACAGAAACTATTGCGAAAAGATCCATTTCGATGCTTGGTAAAAATAAGGATAAGGTACGATCTGATGAACTGAAACAACAATGGGCTAATTCTCATAGAGGTAAAAGACATTCGGACGAACATAAGCAGAATATATCGGCCGCGCTCAAAGGTAGAGACGGCAGGGTTTGGACAGATGAACAAAAACAAAAACAATCTGTAGAAAGAAAGGGGAAATCTTGGACTCTTGCAAGGAGAGAAGCACAATCTAAAAGAAAGGAACGAGATGAATAATCAACGAAAAATTATAGAAATCCGTGCCGCAGAGGGTGGAGACGATAGCAAACTATTCGTAGCTGACTTGGCACAAGCATACCGCAAACACGCTGACAGAGTCGGCTGAATTAATCGTATAACAAAATCCTTACCTGGTGAAATCTTTATAGAGGTTGTTGGCGCGGATCTTGTTCAACTACAAAATGAATCCGGCGGTCACAGGATACAACGTATACCGCCAACAGAGAATAAAGGTAGAGTTCACACAAGTACGGTGACAGTAGCTATTACAGATCCGAATATACAGAAAAAAACGTATAAAGATGCTGACTTTAGTGTTAGTTGGTTCAGTGGCACAGGTGCTGGTGGGCAACACCGCAATAAACACCAAAATTCGTGCAGAATAACACACTTACTGACTGGTTTAGTGTCTACTGCACAGTGCAGATCAAGGCAAAACAGTCTAGAACAAGCTAAATCGTCTTTAGTGGAAGAGTTAGATGCAAAGTACAACAAACTTGCAAACAACGAGATTGCTATAGACAGAAAGCAACAAGTTGGCTCCGGAATGCGTGGAGACAAGATAAGAACTTATCGTTTTCAGGATGATGTCGTGAAAGACCACATTACTGGTAAGAATGGAAGTGTTAAACAAGTCCTAAAGGGACATTTTAACCTATTATGGTAATATTGGGGATTAGTTAAATGGTATAACAGCGGATTTTGATTCCGCTATCATAGGTTCGATTCCTATATCCCCTGCCAAACAAACAATAGCCTGCTATCGGTAACGGTAGTGGGCTATTCTTTTGATTGATTTTTGCAGAATACCCGGTGTTAAATTACAATTTAAGTCAGTATCGCTATCCGTTTAATGTTATGCCTGTGCAAGATTAGACACTATGTATTTGTATACAGATATGTCAAATTTAATTACAAAAACTATCATAATGCAATCATCCTTCATACTAAACAGCGAGTGTGGTAACATACTGTTGAAGTAATACAATCTGCCTTCTTCGAAGCTGCACAATCTGTCGTCTATGATAAACTTTAAAGACGAAGATGAACAGTTCTTGACAAATGCTATAAACCTTATTACGGGTTGGAATGCTGGGTCATCCTCATCAACGTCATACGAATCTCTATGTTCGGGAAAAAATCCACCTGCATCTAATTTAAGGAAATGACTTCTGCCAACCGACGCCTTAAATGGTAGAGTCATTTCCTGTAATATGCTGCTATTGTGATAGACAGGTGTAAGAACGTTGCATTCTTCTGTCTTATAAGACGAATTATTCTCCCGGTTATACTCGAGTAATGAGTCTAGGTCCGGGATGCCCGATAATCCACCATCGTATGATGTAATACTCAGGCCCTCCCTTCTTATTTGTTTTCTTGGATTGTACTGCTTCCAATCATCCGAGAAAGGTGCTATTTCTTTTAGAAGTTCAGAAGTGTTAAACTGAGTTCGCAATTTTATTACTGAACCCAGTAAATTTAATTTCATTAACCAGAATTGATTATTAATGCTATCAGTCATTTAATTATTTCTTGGTTCTTGCCCCGTACCTTTTTTCCCATTCCTTAAGAATAGCTACTCTGTTATTAGCAATTGATTCTAAATTAGAATCAACCATGAATTTTGCAATATTTTTTCCATGTGGGTGATGTTTAGAATTTGAATCTACATCGGCCCTACCTAATATAGCATAGTCCTTACCGTAAATCTTCATAGCATTTTTAGAATATATCCAATTATACAAAGTTTTCGCTGCTTCTACATTTTTAGTGCCTGCCATAATTGCAGCACCTTCTAGATCCCAGAAAACACCTTCGGATGGGACAATAAATTCAATTGGGGCACCATCAGCAATGAGCCTACCTGCTCTAATATCAACACTCCATCCCATTAGATATTCGCCATTTGCTGCTTGAGTACATGGAGTAGATCCACTAGGCAAATATTTTACAATATTATTATCTAATGCATCGAGATATTCCCAACCCTTTTGTTCGCCATACAAATCTAGTATACTTGCAACAATCATAAATCCTGTACCCGAGATAGTTGGTTCAGGCATTTGAATTCTGCCTTTAAACTCGGGTTTGAGTAAATCTTTAATAGATGTAGGCTTTCGTAGACCTAATTTATCACCTTCAATTGTGTTATAGCAGAGTGCTGCAAGAAATGCATCATATGCAAACCAAGTATTTGTCTTACTTCTAAATTTTGCACCAAGATTTGCAGCCTCTGGAGGCACATACTTCATCAGAAGCCCCTCTTTGTCTAATTGGATTAAGTTCGATGCACCCAATCCATATACAACATCTGCTCGCGGGTTTGACTTTTCTGCCAATACACGGGCTGTTATAGTTCCAATTGGTGCTCTAACCCAGTCGATAATAACACTAGGATTTTCTGCCTCGAATGCGGATTTAATCGTAGACAATTGATCCGGTTCTAATGAAGCATAAACCAGTAATTTCGTAGGTGCTTGTGCATATGCAACAGATATACTAACCACTAGGGCTGCAATACCCGATAATAACTTTTTCATATTTTTCCTTTATTAAAATAATTTAGTACGTACACAATGTTTATTTATAATATTTGATATTGTTTATTTATAATATTTAATATTGTTTCTTATAAATGCGTTGGCGCTTAAAACAGATTTAATCTGATCATCCAGCGAATCACCGCATGTATGAATTTTTACTTCCCATTTTTTAGAATTTAGTGACTGAATTTCTGGAATAGATACACCTGTTCTAAGCTTGTCTTTACCCGATATTATTAATTTGGGTGTATCTGCTGGTATAATACAGTGCTCGATTATTCCGGTGTCTAATAATAACGAATTAACACACCCCAACGGACCTATATGATTAAAAGTTTCCATAGATTTATGTAATATAGCATTCCAGTATCTTAAATAGAATTCGGGTTGAGAAAATTTATGATTCACAGTCCATTGCCCGCCAACTCGAGGGTTAAGGTCGGTTAAATAGAACTCACCGTCTATAGTTTCGTGTATTGCTAGTGTAAACGACATATTATTAATTGAATATGTCCTCTTCATGTAGTCAACACATTTTTTAAAAAATGGATATATATGGTCCGGTACAGCACTTAAATGATAATAACCTATTTCTTCAGAAGTTATTGTAGACCCATTTGTTATTCTTAACCTCGGATCTTGCAACGGATCTATTTTCCTATTATTTTCAAATTCGTCTTTTTGTGCCCAACAAAATAATTGACCTATTGTGTTGTAATGCCATTTGCCATTTAGAACCGAATATTGAAATGTGTAACTTTTATTGGTATAATAGCACTCTTGAATTAGTGCCTTCGGCTTTTCGGGATAATAATAACTTGTATCTATGCCGGTTTTACAATATTTTATAAATTCATCTGTTAAATTATGTTTGCGTAGCGTATCAATGAGTGCCTGTGCATTTTTAATACCCTTGTATTCGAAAATCTGGTCATCGGGTATACTAGATTCAAATACTCCACGCATGCCACAACCAATTTCCGGTTTTATGAACAGTGATTTTTGTGTACGGTTAGGTAAATCATTAAGGGATGAGTGACCATCTATATATATTGTTCTAGGTACATGATCGGACAATCCGTTTGTAATTGCATGCTGTATGTGTGAGAATTTATTAAGAAATAATTCCGCCGTCTCTAAGGTGCATGGCGTCTCTATTTTTAGAATGTTGCAAATTTTTACCACGTTAACAAATAAATGGTCAGAGGGTGTTGTTAGGAAGTCAATATTAAATTTAGATAATAGTTCTGCTATACCTCTGATATCGTTTAGGTCTACGTAAAAGATCTCATCTTCGTTTATGTAAACTGGCATTTTTGCTCCAGGGTTTACTAAAAGTAATATTTTAACATTTAGTTGTCGCAATGCTTCGACATCTGGTATAATTCGTTTTAGTGATTTACTATGAGAGAGAAATGCTACTGTTTTCATGAATATGATATTTTAAATGACTGGATCATTTGGATTTTTTAGTTTTTTTACAATAATTTCAGGTGCGCACACACATGTCGTCTTCTTACATACAATTGGTTCTGTTGGTAGAGTAATAACTTTATCATATATGCTGTTAATTATGCCACCTTCTTGGCAACTACCTCGGTATAACATATCGTCGTTCCATATTGTTAATGTATAGATACCTGCCCAACAAGTCCATCCCTTAAATCTATTTTTCAGAGAGCTAGATATTTCGTTTACATGCACTTCTGTAGATTTCACTTCATTATTATTCTTGTAAAATACAATTGCATTATTGCCAGATGATTCAGATTTCTGTTCTGAAAAAAACCAATCAAGCTGTTCTTTAGTATATAAGTGTGCAGAAGAGGGCGAAGATATTTCTCTTATACGGCGTAGGGTGTATTTTATGTTGTGCTCTTTATAGAAATTAATACTTTTTTTAGCTTCCTCAAAATGGTTAGCATTAAACATAACCTGCACAGATGTTTTTGGATTAATTTCGGAGATTTTCTTAATTTTATGTATAAAAACATCTGTATTGCTAAATTCAAAGTGTTGAGAAAACATTATAGAATCGATGTATGTCAATAAGTTTTTGTAATACTTAATTGTTCTCGTTCCGTTACTTGTGATCGACACAAATGCTATTTTTATGCTGTTTAGATATTTGCAAAAATCTACAAGTGCAGGATTTACAGTCGGTTCACCACCAGTAAAACCTATTCGTATTAGTCCGGGATCTATAGTTTTAGCAATATTATCGATAACTGATCGAAGTTCTGCCAACGATTTATGTTTGCTAAAGTTGTCGTGTAGGAAATCCCCGCAATAACTGCAATCGTAATTGCATCGCTTTCCTAGAAACCAATCGATCCTAACTGTATGCGAGTCGTCTATCCTATTAATTGCAATTGGGTCAATGTCTTTCATTCTATATTTATCGATCTATTATTTTCCAAGGATAAATATGGTAAAGGTTAACTATGCTTAGAGATTATCAATCAACTATACTTGGTAAGTTTTATAAGATAAATGATGTAACAGATCAGAAAATATTAGAAGTCGGTGGCCACAAAATTATGTCTGTCCCGTACGATTTAATATCACACGGTGCAAAAGAAGTAGTCTCTATTTCCATTGACAGGGCTTTTAGCAGAATGGTTGTAAGTGATAATATAACAACCAAATATATGAATGCAGGTTCCACAGATTTTTTAGATAATTCGTTTGATTCAATTATTTCTATTGCTACCATAGAACATATTCTGGATTTGCCGAGTGTGCTTAAAGAATTACATCGTGTGGTAAAACCGGGCGGCATTGTCTATATGCAAGGGGGTCCGCTTTGGTCAGGCAGTTGCGGTGCCCATTACAATTTCTGGATAGGGGACGTTGAATATCATTTTGTTAGAAACCGAATATTACACGACTGGGAACATCTGTATGCTGGGCCAGAGGGCATAATTAAAAGATTAACTACGTTATATCCTATAGAGGCAATTGATAAATTACTAGATATGACTTACAACGCAGACTTTATAAACAGAAGTTTACACACTGATATAATACAGAATATTAATGATTCCGACTTCTTAGTACAGTCGATGGGTTTACATAATTGGCACCCCAATATCCCAGATGACTTATTGCCAAATATACGAAAACGGATTCCACATTTTGTTGATGTATGTGACGAAATTTGTGTTTGCCTTAGAAAACAATTATCATAATTTTACTACGACATAATGACAATAAACATAGTATGTACTAGTAAACCTGTCGACGGATTACTCTATTATAGTTACGAATATAATTCATATTTAAATTCGTGCGGAATACCTAGTAGACTAATAATTATTCCTCACAGGGGATTTAAGAAAAATGATTACCTATCAGCAATAAATAATAAATATATACATTGTAAAGATGTAATCATTGATAGCTTTACTCCGTTAGAAAATGATGTTACACTAGTCATGGGTCGAAGCATGATTACAATATCTTGGCTAAACTTCAATGATTATTCACCTAGTGAACAAGAGACGTTGGTATCGTTATTTAAATGTAAACTTATTTCAGTTTATTCGGAAAATCATCCTCGTGATTATCCTTTAGCATTAGATTTCTATTCGCCGAACTTTGTAGCAGACTTGTGTGATACCGAAGTATATCCCAGTGGGATCGGAACGCACTTTGAAAAGACTATCAATTTTGCAATACATAAGGAATGCAAAATTGATAAACAGGTCGAATATTTATTCCTTGGTACAAATGATAAATATTATGATGCTGCTGTAAGTGTAATTAATAATTTTCCGAATTATGGAATTTTGGTATACGATGCACCATACATAAATAAAGAACTTAACAATATGTTTGCACCAGTTGATAATTTATTGGGGATCTTTGATACCTACGTATACACTAAGAAGACATTCGACCCTGCTCCCAGACTATTTCAGGAATGTAAGTATCATAAAAAAAATATTATATATTTACGTGATAAGAATATCATAGATGGTGGTAGCGTATACTGGAAAAGGTCGTTGAAAGATTTAAATATTAAACCTATTATGGAGGCATATGACAAGTTACATTAAACCCGGCTGTTTATCGTTCTATTATGATGAAGCTGGTAATCGTGGAACAAAAATAGTCACACAGGTCATAGCATATACTGCTGACGGGTATCTGTTGCCGTGTTGTTGGTGCGATTCGGTGTATTCTAAATCAGATATAACTAAGTTAGGTATGCATGATGAATCGCTGAAGGTAAAAAATAATGAGTCAATCGATAGTATACTAACATCTAGCATATGGCAAAAATTTATAAAAATAATATCGACTGACCCAATTAATTCCCCTAATTGTTGTCATGACCGTTGCGGAGTTAAGGGTGGATAACGACTATTTAGAGTATATAGGTATTTCAAAACGATATATAATACCTAATGTAGAAACTTCGGTTAAGTGTATATTACGCTGCCCGCAGTGTACTCGGCAGGGACTCCTGTCACCGAAGACTTCGGAGAAGTATAAAACAACAAAATCTAGAATATTAAACGGGGATGATTTGTCAATTAAGGATGCTAAAAAATTATTAGAATTTTTTAATACAGGTGTGGCATTGTGCGGTTCGTTATCAGATCCTGTGTATTGGCCGAATTTTTTAGAATTTCTTGATTTGGCGAAGTCTTTTCCCGATAGTGCCATTTATATTCATACTGCCGCCAGTCAAAAAAATATAGAATGGTATAGGGACGCATTTAGTAAATCAACTAAGAATACACACTGGATTTTTGGTTTAGACGGAATGCACGACACTTCAGCTATATACAGGATTGGCCAAAACAGCAAATTAATGTTTGATGCAATGACTTTGTGTAAGTCAATGGGATTACATACTGAATGGCATTACATCGTGTTTAAACATAATCTCCATCAGCTGGACACGGCAAAGGAGTTTGCTGCATTACACAATATTAAATTGATATTTATTAAAAGTGACAGAACTGGCGGCAACATAGAAGTCCCAATTGAATGGAAACCCGGCCGTAATAAGGAATTCGTGCATAATGAAAATTAGAGATGTTGAATTATTCGAACCGGGTGTTATTAATTTAATTAATTCGCAGAAATTTGTAGCAATACGTATTAGTGGCGGCATAGATTCCGCTATATTATGCCATATTATTCTTAAATATTTTCCACATATCGAATTGTTACCATTTACTTTTTTTAATAAATTAAGACCATCAGCAATAAATTCAGTTAATAACGTTATGAGACAACTATCTGTATTAAATCCTAATAATAAATTAATGACACACCGAATTGCATTTTTTGATACAACACTTCCGTATATAAGGGTAAACGATAGTGGCGGACTTAAACAAAGTCCTAAGGATGCACTTCAGCGGCAATATATAAGAGATCTGTTTGACGAGTATAATGGTGATTTAAATTTAATTTTTTCCGGAGAATCCTTAAATCCTCCAGCAAATATACAGGCAGAATTAAATATGGATGGCCATTTCCTTAAATACCGGAATGAAATAATATCGGATGTGTTATTGAAATATACATATAATAATGAATATAAGTACGAATATAGGCCGTTTATAAATTATACCAAGAAACAAATTTCGGAAGTTTGCAAAGAACTGGGATTAATGGAGACCCTCTTTCCGTACACAGAAACTTGTGAATCTGTACCGCGGCAGTATAATGATATTTATACTCATAAGTACGGTATAACATACACCACGCCGGGCGTTGAACCATGCCAGTGCTGCTGGCCATGCAGGGAAAAGTTCTGGGCATACGGGGTTTTCGACTTCAATACACCGGTTAGAGTGAAAGACTTAATCAAATGAAAATATTTTCTATTGCTGCTAATATGCATGATCATAATACATATGATGGCATTATCCATCGTCAGGAAGAAAGATACACAAGGAGAAAACATAATTTAATAACCGATAATCCGCATGATCCTTTACCAAGTCGAGAATTCTTCACAGAGCAGTTTATTCCAGCCTTCACTCTAACTGGTGTGATGCCTGCGTTCACATGTTCAAATTTAGGTAAACAATTTGTTTTAGATTTACTAGAAGATCAGCTATCGGATACGGGATTTTTATCATTTAAGCCAAAGACTATCTGGGATAGGTATCAGACACCCGACTATTACTATATCGACCACCATCAGTCCCATGCTGCGTATGCATATCTTACATCGGGGTTCAATGAATCCGATATACTTGCAATCGACGGCCAGGGTTGCACATTTAGCTGTATATTTGTAGATAAGTCTGGGAAAATAATTGATTTATCGCCTAAATTATCTATAGGTGGTTTGTGGAATCTATTGTCGCAACAGGTAGGCCTGGGATATTTAGGTGCAGGAAAGTTAATGGGGTTATCTGCATATGGAAAATATGACAACAGAATAGCAGACGTAGTTTCGTTATACCTTAGAAATCCAATTCATAAATTGCCTGATTACGCATATAGCATTGTTATGAATACTGAAAAAAAAGACATAGCTTATACTTTGCAATATATAACTACGCGATTAGTTATAGACACAATAATGCAGTATAAGACATCTGACAATATATGTATTGCCGGCGGCGTAGCTTATAATGGGTACCTAAATGAAGAATTTACTAAATTTTATACAAATGTGCATATACCACCTGCAGTAGGGGATGAAGGCCAATCAATCGGCACCTACATGCATGCAAACTATGTATTAAATAATAGTATAGATATTCCGAGTGTATATTCGGGGGAATCGCACACACTTGATCCTGCAATTTTTAAAGGGATAAATTTCAAAAAAGAATCATTTGACAGTTTGTCAATTTATATAGCTGACGCAATTTCAAATGGCAAAATTGTCGGGTGGTATCAGGGCAGATCCGAAAGTGGGAATAGAGCCCTTGGAAATCGTAGCATTTTAGCAGATCCCAGAAATCCGAATATTAAAGATATAATTAATTCTAAAATTAAATTAAGGGAAGATTTTCGACCGTTTGCCCCTAGTGTGCTAGAGGAGCACTATAAGGAATATTTTCTTACTAACCAACCGAGTCCGTATATGTCTAGGATAATCCCTGTAATATCAGATAAAATACCTGGTGTAACCCACATCGATAAGACAGCAAGAATACACACCGTAACTAGAGAATCTAATGAAAGATTTTTTAAATTAATTACAGATTTTCATAATATAACAGGAATACCTATGTTACTGAATACAAGCTTCAATTGTAGAGAGCCTATTGTCGAAACACCAACAGATGCTATAAACACTTTTAAGAAGTGTGGATTAGATATTCTTGTAATTGACGATTACATAATTGAAAAATGATAGATCTTGTAAATAACACCATTAGTTTAGATTTATTTAGGAAAGTTTTAAAAGAAATAAAAAACCAATCAACACTTTATCTGGATATGATAGATTCGTTTAGTGACAACCAGTTTAAATCAAAAGTATTTTTGTTAGACCAGTTAACAAACCTCGGTATAGTAAATGAGGCAACATATGTTGTCATTATCGGGTGCTGGTACGGTAGTATACTTATACCTGTATTGTCATCTAAAGTATCTAAAATAACTGGGATTGATTTAGATGACAGGTCGATACGCATAGCAAAAAATAGATTTTTTCCAAATTATAAAAATGTATATTTTAGGACAGGAGACACCTTTGATACAACTAAAAATAAAACCATCTACAGTGATGCTAATTTAATTATTAATACATCCTGCGAACATATGCGCCCAATGTGCGAATGGCCTTACTGGGATAGTGTGAAGAGTGATGCATATTTTGCATTTCAGTCGAATAATATGTTCGGCATAGACGGGCATACCAATTGTGTAAATTCAATAATTGAGTTTAAAGCTCAGATGCCGACAAAATTTGAAGCAATTTTTGAAAATGAATTAATCGAAGACAGGGGAATTCGTTACACACTTATCGGAAAAATGCATCCATAATGCGATTATATAACTCTGGGTTTAATGATAAATAATTGAAATGGAGATAATATATGTTCGGATTAAGTCAGATTCAATTAATAGCAAGTATTGTATTACTAGCCGCACTTTCTGCATCGGCTGTATATATAGTAATTCTTAGAACACAGGCAACAACACTAAAGTCGGAAAAAGAAACACTTCAGACAAAATTAGATATGTCACAGGCTAATCTTTTCCAATTGAAAAATGATATAGATGCACAAAATGTTGCCATACAGAAATTAAAGACAGACACCGATGAAAGAGTTGCAAAGGGGTTAGAAGAAATTGCAAGAGCCAAGGCATCTGCAGCATCAAGCAAAGCGAGAGCAGATAGTATATTATCAAGAAAACCACCTGTGGGTGCAAATATATGTGACGCTGCAAATGACTTATTTAATCAGGAGATAAAGCATGGTAAGAAATAAATTTATATTATTGATACCGTTTTTATTATTTGGATGTGCTACTACAGAGCCTACTATAAAGGTTGTTACACAGAAAGTTGAGATACCTGTTGCAACAGCATGTAAGACAGTAACACCGACTGCACCATCTTTCTCTTTTAACAGTCTGTCTGAAGAGAATACAATATACGAGAAATCACAGATTGCATTATCTGATTTAGAACTCCACAGGAGTTATGAAATAGAATTGTTAGCAGCATTAAAATCTTGTAAATAAAACTCCCAGACATTAAGTTTAAATATAAAGCTATTGATAAATACTCTGACACAACAGGAGTTCCAATGGCAATATCCAAACTTTTTAAATCTAATTTCGACAAAACTGTTTTTAAGTCGATGACTATAGACGAATATCTCGATATTTGTAAAAAAGATAAAATGGCATATGCTACTTCTGCAGAACGAATGGTAAAAGCCATCGGAGAACCGGAATTAATAGACACAAGTAGAGATCCCCGACTAAGCAGAATATTTTCCAACAGAACTGTAAGGATATATCCGGCATTTAAAAATTTCTACGGAATGGAAGATGCTATAGAACGTATAGTTGGATATTTTAGGCATGCAGCACAGGGATTAGAAGAAAGAAAACAAATTCTATATTTGTTAGGCCCAGTCGGGACCGCTAAATCCTCCTTAGCCGAGAAACTAAAGGATTTGATGGAAATAAATCCTATCTATGTATTAGCAACAGATCAGGGCGAGATTAGTCCTGTATTCGAAAGCCCGTTGGGATTATTTCCTAGTAAAACTTATGGCGATACCATGGAAACAGAATACGGTATTGATAAAAGATACTTGATGACAATTATTAGTCCGTGGGCATCTAAACGGTTAAAAGAATTTGATGGTGATATCAACAGATTTAGAGTTGTAAAACTTTCACCAAATAAGTTATCTCAAATTGCATTAATGAAGACAGAACCCGGTGACGAAAATAATCAGGATATTAGTGCATTAGTCGGTAAGATGGACATTCGTAAATTAGAAAAATTTAGTCAGAATGATACCGATGCATATAGCTACAGTGGCGGACTATGCCGTTCAAACCAGGGCCTATTAGAATTCGTCGAGATGTTTAAGGCACCAATTAAAGTCTTGCATCCATTATTGACTGCAACACAGGAAGGAAACTATGCAGGGACAGAAGCAATAGGTGCTATTCCGTTCCAAGGTATAGTATTAGCCCACAGTAATGAATCTGAATGGAAAACATTTAGAAATAATAAAAATAATGAAGCTTTCTTGGATCGTATTTGTGTTGTTAAAGTTCCTTATTGCCTACGAGTTGACGAAGAAGCAAAGATCTATAAGAAGATGATTGCTGATTCTGGATTACTCGATACACCTTGTGCTCCACAGACAATAGAAATGTTAGCGCAATTTAGCATGCTTACCCGCCTAACAGAGCACGAAAATAGCACACTCTTTAGTAAAATGAGAGTATACAATGGCGAGAACATTAGAGAAAGTGATCCTAAAGCAAAGAGTATGCAAGAATACCGAGATGTAGCTGGTGTAGATGAAGGCATGTCTGGTACATCGACTCGGTTTGCTTATAAAATTCTTAGCCAAACATTTAACTTTACACCGGAAGAAATTTCTGCAGATCCCGTACACTTGATGTATGTGCTAGAAAATGCCATTAAGCGTGAGCAGTTTGGCGAAACATTAGAACAAGAATACCTAACACATATTAAGGCAGAATTAGCTCCGAGGTATGCAGAATTTCTTGGTAACGAAATACAGAAAGCATATTTGGAAAGCTACGGCGAATATGGGCAGAATATTTTTTCGAGATATGTAGATTATGCCGATGCATGGATTCAACAAGTAGAATTTAAAGATCCAGACAGCGGATTGCTAATGGATAGAAGCTTGTTAAATGTAGAACTTGAAAAAATTGAAAAGCCTGCCGGTATTGGGAATCCAAAAGATTTTAGAAATGAGATTGTGAATTTTGTATTACGTGCAAAAGCAAAAACCGGACAAGATGTAAAATGGACAAGTTATGCTATCTTGAGAGATGTTATCGAAAAGAGAATGTTTAGTCAAGTAGAGGAACTATTACCAGTTATTAGTTTCGAGGGAAAGAAAGACAAAGCATTGGAGAAGAAGCATAACGATTTTATCTCTAGAATGACTTCGAGAGGATACACAACTCGGCAAATCAGGAGATTAGTCGACTGGTATATGAGAATCAGAAAAAGTTCTTAATAGGAAATAAATGTCAAATATTATCGATAGAAGACTTAACCCGCGGGATAAGGCACTAAGGAATAGACAGAAATTTATCCAAAGAAGCAAGTCGCAGATCAAGCAATCGGTTAAAGATGCCATAGATTCTGGGAGTATATCGGATATAGAGGGCGGCAAAGTCAGAGTTAAAGTTGGCGGCATAGGCGAACCGTCATTTTCTATAAATCAAAAAACAGGCAATAAGAAATATGTTCTGCCCGGAAATAAAGATCATGTTGTAAATGACATCCAAGACAAGTCGGAAGATGGAGAAGGATCTGGTGGCAGTAAAGCCGGACTCGGCGAAGGCGAGGATGACTTCGAGTTCGAATTAAATCGAGAAGAATTCCTGGACTTTATATTCGATGATCTAGAATTGCCGGACCTTGCTAAGAAGCAAATGAAGGATGTCACAAAGATCAAAATGAAAAGAGCCGGGTTTACAAACTCGGGTAATCCTACACAATTAGATATTTCGCGGTCTGTCAAGAATAGCATGGGCCGCCGCATTGGCCTGGGCCGTCCGAAAAATGAAGAAATAACAGAACTAGAAGAATTACTAGAAACCATTGATCCAGGCAGCGACGAATATAAAACCTTAACACTCAAACTTGAGGAACTGAGAAGATTACAAGTCTCAATTCCGTGGTTAGATCCATTTGATGTTAGATACAGGAACTTTACACCAACACCACAACCAATGACTCAAGCAGTTATGTTTTGTGTAATGGATGTTTCGGGGTCCATGGGACAACGAGAGAAAGATCATGCAAAAAGATTCTTTTTATTCCTTTTTATGTTTCTGTCCAGGAAATATCAAAAAGTAAATATTGTTTTTATTAGACATCATGAAAGTGCAAAAGAGGTAGACGAGGAAGAATTCTTTTCAAGCAAAGAAAGTGGCGGTACTGTAGTCTCGACTGCATTGGAACTTACTAAACAAATTATCGATTCTAGATACAATGTGAATGATTGGAACATATATGCTGCCCAAGCAAGTGACGGCGACAACTTTTCTAATGATACAGAGAAGACATTGTCTGTTATGAGAGAGCTATTGCCACTAGTCCAATATTTTGCCTATGTCGAGATTACAAACTCATATCAATCGATAGGTTTTGCCGGCATCGCAAGCCCTGGCACAGACCTATGGAAAACCTACCGAGCATTAGTCGAGGAATATAAGAATCTTAATATGAGGAAAGTTTCAGAAGTGCAGGATGTCTGGAAAGTGTTTAAAGATTTATTTAAAAAGGAATCTGCATAATGGCGTATCTTAGCCTATGAAATGATAAATAATATAAAAGGTGTAACATGAGATATCATTATGTATATATTACTGTAAATTTAATAAATGCCAATTTTTATATAGGCAAACATTCCAGTTTAAAAATAAACGATAATTATAGCGGAAGTGGCACTCTAATTAAAGCTGCTATACGAAAATACGGACGAAAGAATTTTAAAACATCGGTATTAGTGTATTGTTTAAGCGAAGAAGCCGCGTATTCGTGCGAAGAAGAAATTGTTAATGAATTTTTAAATGATCAGGCATGCTACAATTTAGTAGAAGGTGGCCAAGGATTTACTAATGAATCTGGTAAACGTGCATCGTTAAAGGCACAAGATGCCGGATGGTTCGGATGGAAAAATCTAAAAGACACAGATCCCGATAAATTACTTGAAAATTGCAGAAATGGCAGAATCAAAGGTGCCGCAATTAACAGGGAGAATGGCACAGGTATGTTTGCATTTACATTTAACGAACGTAGTAATTGGTCGTCAAACTATAATTCGAATAGAGTATGGATTACTAACGGTGTTATAGATAAACGAGTTAAGGATATTTGCCAGTTTCCATTAGGATATTATGTAGGTAGGTCAAATATTATAAATATAAGCCGTATCGGAATGAAATGTTGGACTAATGGTGATATTCATCTATTTGCGTTTAGTTCCCCCGGAGCAGAATTTTTTAATGGTATGATTAAGACTACTCCTACTGCTAAATTACCGTGGTGGAATAACGGCAAGCAAAATAAGAGATCGATAGCTATTCCGGGACCCGATTTTAATCCAGGTCGATTAAAATGGAAATCGAAAATCGTAGAATGCACATATTGCACCAAAACCGGCGGCGAGACTGCAATGAAACGACACCATTTCACTCACTGTAAATTTAGGGAAATAGTAAATGTCTAAATTATTTAAAAATAATGAATGGGATTTTGATGTGTTGCGGAAAATAACCGATGCTTGTGCTAAAATAGCTGTTGAAGAATTACATTTAGATATATATCCGATTCAGATCGAAATTATTGATTCATCACAGATGCTCGATGCATATAGTAGCAACGGGTTACCGATGATGTATAATCATTGGAGCTTTGGAAAGCATTTTTTACAACACGAGCATAGTTATAGGGGAGGTCATTCCGGATTGGCAATGGAAATTGTTATAAACAGTTCGCCATGCATATCATACCTAATGGAGGATAATTCGGCTACTATTCAGACACTTGTAATTGCCCATGCCGGCTTCGGGCATAATCATTTTTTTAAAAATAATTATTTATTCAAGCAGTGGACAGACGCAGAGGGAATTTTAGACTATTTACAGTTTGCCAAAAATTATATAACTAAATGCGAGGAAAAACACGGACTGGCAGAAGTAGAGGCAACATTAGATGCATGCCATGCCATTTCGGACTACGGAGTCGATAGGTATAAGCGTCCTACCAAATTAAGTAAAAAGAAAGAAATTGAATTACAGAATGTCAGAGCAGATTATGTTCAACAGCAGGCCAATGAACTTTGGTCAACATTACATCAGAAAGAAAATAAGTCTGCTAAACTTCGAGAATTACATTTTCCAGAAGAACCACAAGAAAATATTATGTATTTTCTGGAGAAGAACAGTCCTGTACTAGAAAGCTGGCAACGAGAGATAGTAAGGATAGTCAGAAAGATTGCTCAGTATTTTTATCCGCAGCGGCAAACAAAATTAATGAATGAAGGCTGGGCAAGTTTCACACATTTTTATATAATGAATAGACTATGGGAAAAAGGTCTTATAAATGACGGCAGCTATTTAGAGTTCATACATAGTCATAGTGGTGTTGTGACTCAGCTTCCGTATAATCACAAGTATTACAACGGATTTAATGTTTATGCGTTGGGCCTCGATATGTTTAATGACATTAAACGAGTATGTGAAAATCCTACAGACGAAGATAAGGCATGCTTCCCTCATTTAATTGGTCAACACTGGTTAGATGTCTGTTTAGATGCAGTTGCTAATTATAGGGATGAAAGTTTTGTATCCCAATTCCTTAGTCCGACTGTTATGAAAAAATGGGGCTTATTTGAAATAACAAATAATGAACATGATAAGTTTGTAACTGTTTCTGGAATACAGGATATGCGTGGATATAACGCAGTCAGGAAGACATTAAGTAATCAATACAGCAGTACGTCTCATCAACCAAATATCCAAATAATAAACGCAAACCTTGCAGGATCGCGCACTTTAGAGCTTAAATACACTGCTTATAACAATGCCAAGCTAAATAACAGCGGTAAAGTAATAAACTGTATTAAATACCTCTGGGGATACGATGTATCCTTGGATGGTTGACATTATTGCAAGATAGTGTTAAAGTATAGGTTGTGCTGTAAAAGGGCGTACAAAGAGAATCTGCCGCAAGGCAAACAAGACGGTGGTTCAATACCCGCTAAACTAGATAAATACAAGTATGAACTACTTGTATAAAATAACTAACATAATAAACAATAAAATTTATGTAGGGGTCCACCAAACTGACAGTATTGATGATAGATATATGGGATCAGGAACTGCAATAATTCGTGCCATAAAGAAATATGGAATAGAAAATTTCAGAAAAGATATATTAGAATTTTTTGATACATATGAAATGGCTTTAGAAGCTGAAGAACTTATAGTTGATAAGAAATTTATTTTACGTGAAGATGTGTATAATCTCAGAACAGGTGGCATCGGCGGTTGGGGCCACATAAATTCGATTGACAAAGCTGACAGAATAAATATAAAATCATTTAAGGCTAAAATAGCATCAGGGGAACTAAAAGTAGGTGGTTCACAGCATTGGACAGAAGAAAATAGAAAAAAAGTTATAGACACTGCAAGAAAAAATGCAAATAAAGTAACTGGTGCTGCCCATACTGAATCTGCAAATAATAAACGAAATGCAACATTTAAGCGAATAGGGTTTTCCCAGGGTAAAAAGAATTCACAATATGGAAAATTTTGGATATCAAATATAGAAACAAAAGAAGTAAGACGAACAGATAAAGGTGCAAATATTCCAGATGGCTGGGTAAGAGGTAAAAAGGGGCACGAAGTTAAAACGGCTTGGATAAATAACGGAATAAGAGAAACCATTATTTTAATAGGTGATAAAGATTACTCTTTAAATAATGGATACATTGCAGGTAGATTAAGGAGAAATTCTGCTATTTAGTTAGCAAGTGTGTAACAGAGAATGTGCGACACGAGGATTCGACTTCCTCCACCTCCACCTAAGTTACTTAGGATACTTAGGTGGGGGTGAACTGGCTATCGACCGCGCAGGCAAAATTACACATAGAATCGTCATGTAACCGACGTTAATGATACAAAAATAGTAAATGCAAACGCAAATACAAACGAGTTGAACATGTCTGCTTTCGCAGAGATGGTCGCAGCCTAAGAAACTGCCACTCCGAGGTAGGACTTACCTTGTATAATAAATAACCAATGGGGCTTCGGCCCCATTTTTACGACTCCCAATTTATCGAAATTTAAATTATTAGTTCTAATACGCCGACAATTGCATCGAACGCTTTTTGCATTAGAATCTTTTCTTCTAAATCGGCTGCACCCATTGCGAGTTCCTGAGCAACCTTCATATCGTTTAACAAATCCTTTGCTTCAACCGACGTAATACTGCCATCGTTTAGTGCATTGTGTATTCCTTGTATTTTTGCACCGATTTGTTGTGCGTACGGATTATCCGATGACACAAGTTCTTTAATTTTATCTTCAGTAGACATTATATTCTCCTTCTCTTTGCGACAGAATGTTTTATAATTCCAGCTGATAATTCGATGTTATCGAGCTTCAGTCTGCAATACGTGACTGTGTGTAATTCTGTATTAAATTTAACATTGGCATCTGACACCATTTTGTGTAATGGTATAACCAATTTTACTGTGTCTGCGTTATCTGGTATATCTGTGCTGTAATTAACAAGTTCCAATGATACTTCAGTTAATTTACCGAAATTTTCTTTAGTTTTTTCGGGATCGGAACAACCGAGTTTGTATACTTCTGCCATTGTGTATACTTTGTTTATTAGAGCGTATTCGTATGAATCGAAATTAGCAGGGCCATTTAGTGTAGAACAACCTACTAATAATAGTGCTGTCATGAATGCAAATAGTCTTTTCATAATCTCTCCTTTAGTGTATTTATCTGAAAATATATTGGTTTTGCAAATCCAGTCTTTATGTGCTATAATACGGCAAGTTGATAAATATCGGCTCACTTATAACCTGGGAAATAAAAATGAAGAAATTAGTAATTATGGCAGCACTGGCAATGGCAATGGTATCAGCTTCGGCAGTCGAAGTCGGCATTCGTGCTACCAATTCGCAAGGTGCTGCAGGTGCTGCACTTGGTTTGTCGATTGGCGAAAAATTCGGTTCGTATGGCCTTGAAGGTGCATATGACCGCACAACTCGCGGCGCAATCAATATAGACCGTTGGAGCGTAACTGCATCGTATGATGCAGCAGTCATCGGCGGTGTAACTATTGCACCTAAAGTCGGCGTAGCGTACATTAACCCTACAGGTTTCCGTAACGGTACTGCAATGTTTGTCGGTGTTGGAGCAAGCTACCCACTTACAAAGCAAGTTGCATTGACAGCTGATTATCAGTATCAGGTTGGTCAAGACCGTGTTCGTGCATACAACGGTAATCGATTCATGATTGGTGCAAAATATTCATTCTGATAACGAGATACTGAATAATGAAAGGGACTTCGGTCCCTTTTCTATTGACTTTTCTGTAAGAATCTGCTATAATACAGATTATGGAAGGTTACGTATATTTTATTGGAACACCCGTTTTCGGTTGGTACAAGATTGGAAAATCTAAAACACCTGAAGTACGGGTGAAAGATTTAGGAATACTACTCCCGTTTAAAGTTCATATCATCGGTGTCTGGAAGGCAAAGAATCACACATTGATGGAAAGTAGTCTGCACGAGATGTATAAAGACAAGCGGATAAATGGTTTGAATTTTCTAAAAAGGAAGCAGATGAATTCTTTAAATCACTTCCAGAAGAAGTGAGGATTTATCCATCTGTCGATGGAAAACATCCGTTAGACAGGTTCTCCAATATAGAACAGGATACAAAGAATTCAAAGAAAGTTTTCGGAGTTAAAGTCCTGAAACTGTTAGGTGATTTCACTCCAGAGGAACGGTATAATATAAGGATGCAGTATATCCAGCATAAAACTGTATCTAAAAAGATAGCAAAACTAACAGGATATGCAAATCGGGAAAAAGCATTTTCACTGATTTGTTACAAATATCAACCACATAAGAAAATAAAGATAAATATATTTACATCTTTAATGGTGTGATAACAGTGCATAGGGCACTACTTGACCAGTTTTAAATTGCGGCCTACTGGTAGCCGGTTGAAAAGGAAAAATAATGATGTATTCAGATAAATTTGTCGTGGCTATCAAGGTTGGCGGCAAGGTATTGCGAGAAACCAAAGATCTCGTCACTCTGCCATTCGGTTCAGAGTTTTCAGTTTTAGTAAAAAACTTAAATTCCCGTAGAGCAAAATTCATATTAGACATCGATGGCACAAATGCATTAGATGGCCAGGAAATCATTGTGAATGCAAATTCCGAAGTTGAAATGAAACGATTTATACGTAATGGAAATATGAACGAAGGTAACGCCTTTAAGTTCATTGAACGCACAACAGCAATCGAAGATGGTCCACGCGGTATTAAAGTAGACGATGGTGTAGTTCGTGTTGAATTTTGGTTCGAGAAAGAAGTTCCGGAAATAAAAACAACATATCACAATGATGTATGGTGGAATACTTATAATCGTCCTCCACCATTTGGCGGTATCAGGTACGGTCACTATGATTCATATACATCGACAGCAAAAGGTGCAGTTGGCAACAGTGACTCGGGTGGATCTACATTAAGTTCGGCAAGTCTCGGAAGCGTAACACGTGGCATGAATGTTCAGACCCAGACTGCTGAATATGCAGTCCCACAGAATGCATCAGTTAAATCTGTTGTATCGGATGTCGGCATCACTGTGCCAGGTTCAAAAGTAGAACAGCAGTTTACACCAGTTTACGGATTTAACTCCGAAGCTGCATCCAGCGTCATTATTTTACGCTTAGCTGGTAAAGTGGGCAGCGTCGAAGTTGTTGCACCAGTTACGGTTCATACTAAGAATATTTGCTCAACATGTTCACATACAAATAAAGCAAATTCGAGATTTTGCAGCCAATGCGGAACTTCTTTAGAATTGATTTAACCACTTGACAGAAGATGCCACTATTGTTAAAGTAGTGACATAGTAACAAACAATACATAGCATCACATATGTTATGTATTGGGCAAGACATCCTGTAGCATATAGTAATGCGCTAGAAATAGAGACCTGGCTGCAAACCCTGGGAAGGCTCTGCTTTGTTTGTTATTGTGTTTAAGAATTAAGTATAGCGGTGTGTGACATACTGAGTGGGCAGACGTGCTTCAAAGGAGTCTCTACTTAATTCTTAAACACAAATGACTAGTTTAGTAGCCAGAACATAGCGTATTGTGGAGAACTTGGTTCGAGTCCAAGGTCATTTTCTGTTTTTATCTATTGTGTATATTGGTGTATAAGCATACTCGGCAGATAACCAATGGGGAATCTACGCAATAGATAAACATTGATTAACTTTTTAGAAAGATATTGATTATGAATGAATTCCTCACCGAGCACGTAGACAAATTCGCCCGAGATTTCCTAAAAGAGGGCCTAGCAAAATTACCCAACGAAAACTTCTTATTCTTTAAAAGGATGTACGATCAAGATTTAAATAAATCAATCGATGAAGTAGTCGACTCATTGCCGTTTGACAAATTAGATTGGGCAATGATCCAGGTACAGAATTCGGTTGACAAATTAAACAAAATAGTTTAATATATAGGTAAATACAGTTACAACTTAACTAAAGGAAAATATACTATGATGTAGATATATTTTAATTCTTCATAAAAATAATTTGACAATTCTCATTGCAATTTTGTAGAAATCAAATTTTAATTTTAAGGAAGAAACATGAACAATTTAATGAACTTAACCGAAGTAGTTTCGGACGCACCTAAATCATTTACTGATATCAGGGCAAAATGGAAGGCACGAGCTGCCCTCAAAAACATTATCAAAGAAGACGTTGTTACGCTTTGTATCTATAAATCCGTTATGGCGGGTGAAGGCAAAGAAGGTGCAATCGAACGATTGAATAAATCATTCACACCTATCACAAATACTATTAAATTAGCAAATGGTGCATATCCATATTTTGGTGTTTACTCATCCTTGTATGGTGTCAGAGGCTGCCCAGTTTATAATTGGCTCGATGAAACTGAAAAGAAAGCAGTTTTAGAAATCGCCAAAAGTATTAAAGCAACCGGAAAGGCACTAGCATGAGTTCGTATATCTATACATTCATCCGAGAGGATATTTCTGCTGCTCAAAAGATCGTCCAAACTGGTCATGCATGTTATGAGGCAGGCAAACTGTTTAAAGACGCGAATGGCATCTCGAATTTAGTGCTTTTATCGGCGAAAAATGAGGATGACATCAAAGTCATTGCTTAGATGCTTGATATGCGTGGCATTGATTTTTATGCATTTTATGAGCCAGATACTAACATTGGATTCAGTGCAATTTGTACTCGCCCTATAACTGATAAACTGGAACGCAAGTTTTTCCGTAAGTGGGATTTATTTAGGGGAGAAATGACACAATGAAAATAACATATACACCTAATCCGTTGAATACTATCGTTGAATTGGATGATCACGAATTAGAAGTTTTCAGATTAAAACTAAAGCTTAAAGAATATGAGGATCTTTTATTTAGTGCTCATTTTCATTTGCAAGAAGATGAGTCATGGTTTGATATTAATAGGGCACGGAAAGAATTAGACCCGGTATACTGGTGCACAGATGATAAATCTAAACTCGAAGAACGAGTCGATGAATTATTAGAACATTACGTAGAAGAACTCGCAGGTTCTCACATCGGGGACTGTACTTGTTTTGCTGCCAGTTGTTCCAAATGTAATGCTGAAAGCATCCTCGGCATCGATACTATTAAGGGACTTGGAAAACATCCGGGTCATAAGATACAATCGGTGTTTAACTATAAAGATGGTGATATTTGGAAAGAACGGACAATGGACGAGGCGCTGGAACTTCTTCGAGTGTATGATCCAAAGCCAACCGGCCCGGGATGGGAAAAAGTGGGAGGATATGAACAATATGTTCCTCGATGGACACAAGAGGCCAAACACGCATATGAGTGGTTACTGGATTATAAAACGACTAAACTTGTATCGGTTGACATAAAGTAATGTATATACTATAATATGTTATATTCGCCAGTAGCTCAGCGGCCGAGCAAGAGCCTCTAAAACTCCTAGTCGTGGGTTCGAATCCCACCTGGCGAACCATTATTCAAATTATGTATACGCATTACGTTAAATGGGATCAGAATAAATCATGGAAAAAGGAGTTTCCGCCCGAGATGGTATTCCTTTTTGACATTGCACCCCCGGCCCGAGAAACCTCCGATGGAATATACTGGAACTGGTTTGGGGCACCTACGAGAATTCAAATAAATATTTACGACGAAGAGACTATTGTAGCTTTTAAATTAAAATTTCCAAAATGACCCGAATAAATCTAGTCCATGTGCAAGATCTTGCCGACCAACATCTTTTTGCCGAATGGCGCGAGATCAAAATGATTGTGCCTGCTGCAAAGAGATCACTTTGCGCGAAGCCTGTTTCCAAGATTTACGAAAAAATATGCCCTGTGTATACGCTGAATACAGGTCACGTTACTTTCTTTTATAATAAACTTACGTTCCTAAATGACAGATTTGACGAGCTGACTCAGGAGCTTCTTCAACGTGGGTTCGATATTACCTTGTTTAATTTCATAACCGAAGATTTTAAGTTTGTGCATGACAGAATAGGTCAAATAGAATGGTTACCCACGAAAAAAGATACCAAAGTAAATATTGATCGCATTTCTTTACGATTAAACGAACGCCCGGCTTGGTACAGATATTATGGAGATGTTTATACTCCAGATTTTTTTATTGACAGATACAACCAGCAACTCACAGTTGACACGCTCGTTAAATGTACTATATAATATACGAAAAGATATATGAAAGTAGGATTTACCGGCACAAGAGAAGGAATGACCCAATCTCAGAAAGAACAATTTGTTTTGAAATTCTATGAATTAAATGTTTGTGAATTTCATCACGGTGATTGCAGAGGTGCAGACGAAGAAGCAAATAATATTGTAAGAGAATTCTTCCCGGATGTTTTTATTGTAATTCATCCGCCTCGCCTTACATATCAACGAGCATATTGCAAAGGTGACGAAATTCGTGAACCGGATGATTACCTGCCACGAGATCGAAGGATTGTAGATTACACAGATGCATTGATTGGCGCTCCTAAGTTTGACAAAGAAGATAAGAGTGGTTCGTGGTATACAATTCGATATGCACGAGCATCGGGTAAAGATTTTTATGTAATGAAACGATGACTAAGAAATATTTCACAGAAAGAGTAATCCACAATAAAGCACAATGTCTTATCTGTAAGGACATCATTGAATCGACGCATCGACACGATTTTAAATGGTGTAAGTGTAACACTTTAGCAGTTGACGGCGGCCACGATTATACCAGACGATGTTTTAGTAAGGGCACAGAAACCTGGTTAGAACTTAGCACATTCGAACAAATCGAACGTGAAAAATATGACTGGGAAAAAGATGATGAGTGAAGACTTAGTTTTTCGACTCAGGAAACGAGCTGAAATTCGCCGGCAAATTTCTACACGGAAAAGTGTTCAGGAAAATAAGCCGGACAGGATTGCAGATTTACTCGAAGAAGCAGCAAATGAAATAGAAGCATTGCGTAAAAGGAATAGTGATCAGGGTTGGGAAATAAATCCAGAAAGGATGGGGCAATGAGACATAGAGTTAGATACATAAATTCTCCTTCATATCCGTACAGGGTAGACCGTAAGCGTAAATCATGGCACTAGTGGACAGAAGTTGGGTTGTGTACATCTTAGGAATCTGCCAAAGAGTGGATTAAACTTGACATTAAGAGCAAACCGCCGAAATTTGGTGAAATTGTGTTTCGATACGATGAATTAGATCAAGTAGTAGATAAACTAAAAGGTTAATATGAAATACAGAGTTAAAATAGGTTCCTCGGACATACATCCGTTTATTATACAAAGAAAGAATGAGAAAGCTTTTCTTTCATTCTGGCGAACAGTCGAACGAGCCAAGACCGAATATGATGTAAAAAGATTTATGCAAATTTCGGTTGCAAGGCATGCTAAATTTAAAATCGGTGCTGTCATTGCAACATATGATGAAATGGATTTAATAGCAGATACGTTAAAGGATAAAGCAGCAGTGTCTGCTGAATATTATATCCCACAGGCGGCAATGGAAAGTGCAAATGTGAAACCAGGTACTATAGCAAGAGGAATTACAAAAATATGAAATCACAAATTGTAACATTATTCGAAGATGAGAACGGTGAGACCGTTCTCCCATTGCCGGAAAGTTTGTTCGATGGCGATGAACCTTGGTTCCAAGGTGACACACTTACTTGGAAAGTCGAACATGACCAAGTGACCATTGTAAATGATTCCTGGAATGACAGACGAACGAAGCGGTTGATTGCTAAATAAGATTAGTATATAATGTATAAATGACAGAGATTGAAGAATACATATTACTAAGTAAAGAACTACGGCAGGAACATCTTAGATTAGATGAACCCTGCATTGAGCGTGGTGGTCAAAGTATGTATTTGAAAGGGTTGCTTGCACATTTACATGATACAACAATACCATCAGGTAAGAAAATTCATGTGTGTCATGCATGCCATAATGGGAAATGTTCCAATCCCAATCATGTTTATTGGGGCACTGCAAGTGAAAACTGTTTAGATAAAATGGCAAATGGCGGTAAGTCTCTTTGGGAGAACATGGTAAACAAATATGGTGAAGAAGAGGCTCGACGCATAAATGCGAAGAAGGGAAATAAAAATGGTTCTGGCAACAAGGGTAATACTTTGGCTGAGGAACACAAAGCAAATATATCTGCTAACTGGTCTGGCGGAAGAAAAAAGAAATAATGCGCGAGTGGTGGAATGGTATACACGGTGGTCTTAGAAGCCACTGCCGAAAGGATTAAGAGTTCGAGTCTCTTCTTGCGCACCAAATAATGTCTCCCAGGGGGCACCAAATGTAGAAAGATTATATGCAAACAATGTTTAGTGTAGATATGTGTGACAGAGACGGCGACGTTATCGAAGCTGGCATATTTATTCATATTGAGAACACAACAATCCTGAAATTCAAAGATACAGTCGAGTTAGAAGATTTCGCAAGAGGACTGTTGAGCATGATTGCAGAGATAAAAGAAAACTATCCGGAACATGCAGACGATTGAAGAGAGACATGTCGCTTGCCCATCTTGCAGAGGTTTTGGGGCAAAATGGGTAGGAAAAACTCAAATGGCACTCAGACGTCGAGGCAACAATGGCCCCGTGTAATACTTGTCGAGGTAAGGAAACTATACCCGATAGTGATTATATCATTTATAAACTGTGTGGAAAGTTGCCAAGTAAGAATGATGAAAACTGAATATACAAGATACATTCAATGTACGGAGTGCGGCGGCCTGGGCCAGCAGATGACCGCTAAAATGTATCCGAGTGGCCATACAGAGATATGGGAAGATTGTGAAATATGCGAAGGCATGGGTGAATTCGAGGAAGCAGATTATTTGGTATTAAAGTTAGAAGGAAGAGTTTAAGAAGTTGTAGTTGTATCTGGCGGGAGCATTAGTCCCTACCATAATATGGTATATTTGATTTGGTGAAAGTCCAACTAGCAATCGAGCGCACAAAACATAGCCCGCGGAGTTTCGATAACTACAACAACTTAGAAGGCTTGACAGCAGCAGTATTAAAAGGTAAAATAGACACAAGTTAAAAGAATATTGGGCGATTATTTCAGCGGTTAGAATGATGCTTTTACATGGCATTGGTCGTAAGTTCGAATCTTACATCGCCCACCAAGAATTCATATCCGAGCGTGGATATAAAAGTCCGTCTCCGAGCCAGGCAACATGACTCGCTAAAACAGTATTGCAGGTTTGGCCCTAGATCGCTACCTGCCGTGATTATGGCAGTATAATAAACTGGTCCGTGAATTGAAACGTTAGCAAACCGACTTTGAATATCGGCTGCGAAATACTAATTCGCATCCAGCCTACGATGTAAAAGGTTAGAGCCGGGCCTGGCAGTGGGGCATTGTAAAAATTCCACTCCGGTCACACCGTGAAGATGAGCGCCCAAACTATGGCGTTAAACTGATTCGTGAGTTGAAACGTTAGTCTGTGGACTCGGGTACTGCAGGCGAAGCACTAATTGTCGTCTCCCGATATATATGTACTAGAACTGGATTCTTGTATAGACGTTAAATGTAGTCGGTGCTTGCAAGTTTTAAGAAACTGCGGTCATAGACTTCCTGGACCATAACTCAGAAGCGGAGCTTATTTCTCCCGTAAACAATACGTGAGCTAAAACGTTAGTTGAAAATGCACAATAGTGAGTAGACGAAGTTATAATCCACATGCTGACAATCCATGTAATTGATTGTCCGGTTGACTTCAAGCCGTTACGTCGAAGTGGGGGACAATTGGCTAACCCATCACGAGTCGATTGCTTTTGTGGGGTTTAAAGGAAACAGCCCGAGTGAGTAGTAACACTATAGTCCATGGACTGAAAAACATATCGGGGGCCGATCCGTTAGCGTTAGATGTTTGGAAAACCTGACGCAAGCTATAATTTACTCGGTATGGTGAAATGGTATCACTTGTCGTTTGGGACGACAGAGCGTAGGTTCGATTCCTGCTACCGAGACCATTTTTGACTTGTATAGTAGTAACAGAGACGCTATACTTAATTATAATTAATGTTGCTGGTAAAACCGATAAATGCTTTCTCAGGCTGTGCAACACTAAAGTCAAATCGATCTTGAGGATGGTACACAGTAAAATGTGCCTCAATACTGCGCCGCAGTTTAACGGTGGTTAGGTACCTTTCCGTAATAAAGGTACAGGGTAGCATCACCTGTTATGCCGAGTCTCGCTTTAGATTCGTAAGTATTTCAGTCCGTATTAAAAGCTTTTATATACGGTCGCATTTTGGGGATGCGTAAATGACATACTTAAATAGGGTTTACCTCCTATAGCACTATTTTAGTAAGTAACGGGCAGCGAAGAAAGAAATACGCCGGTGGATATGCAGCAGCAGGTCGATAAACTGTCAGAGCCGCTTTCCTGTCTTAATGTATTTCCTCCTGAATGTTGGGAAAATGCGCAAAGAGAATTGTAATCTGAAAATTACAATGGAAATACCGAGACGAGGTTTGGCTAAGTAGATGGATATTAGATTATCCTGTCGAAAACCGTTTGAGTCTTGAGAGTAGCTAGATGACCGATTAGCAAGACATTCACTTATTTTTTATTATGACGAAAGCAAAATATTACATTTATAGAAACTTACGAACTGGTGGCTTTTCTGTGAAACACAAAGGTTTGGTAGTTTGCCTTGCCCATTCGTTATATGGATTAGCAGTCGAGTTTAGGGTGAGTGAAAAGGGCAGGCAGAAGGTAATAAAAGAGAAACGGAAGAATGTGCATGCATTTGTCGTTGCAGATAAATACATGTTACATACGTATCCTGTTATGGACATTAGGGATATTGACAATAGCAAAAAAATAAGCTATAATCCATTCACTGACGCACAGTTTATGTGTGATAACAGAAGAATTTATAGTGCTGAAGAAGTGTTTTTTCAGAATGGGTATTGTGTATTTGTAAAATGAATTCGGGGGGATTAGTATAATGGTGTTTAGAAACGCTCCGAATGCAACATGCCAGAAATCTATTGATTATTTAGAAGAAAATATTTCAGAAATAAAAGACGACCGGGATACAGATCATATTAACAGATGGATAAACAAGCACGGTTACAAAATTATAAGAAAGCTAAGTTAGATAAATAGAGAATATTCCCTGATAGCTCAGTCGGTAGAGCGTTTGATTGTTAATCAAAATGTCCGTGGTTCGAGCCCACGTCGGGGAGCCAAATAAGGTAAAGAATGCAAGTAATATTTGTAGATGAATATGGAGAAACTATTCCAATTAAGATTAATGATTTTAAATTCCTGCCAGCTGCTGGCGATTGTGTAATCATAGAAGATATAGAATGGTTCGTCCGATCCCGCACATTTAATACATATAGTAATTTTGTAACTGTTGAATTAGCTGAATCTATGGGAAGAAAAGAGTCCCCTGCACCTACCAGAGATGAAAGAGTTACCGAAATGAAAGCTCAACTACACGCCATTACACAGCGACAGAATAAACAAGAAAGTAAAGGACGAATACTCCGAGAACAGTTGGTTTCTTTAAGGTCTTTTTTAAAGAATCAGAAGCCAAAAGAATAAATATAAGAATATACACTAATAACTTACGATAAGAATAAAAGAGAATTAGTGTCGACATAGAAAGTAATACTATTACTATTCTTATACGCCCCTTTAGTGACATTGGCGAACACGTATCTTTGGTATAGATAAAAGGTCAGTTCAATTCTGACAAGGGGCACCAGATTACAGCGGGCGAGTGGCACGGATATATAAACCATTTTGGTCTCATAAGCCAAAGATATCAGGTTCGACTCCTGATCCTGCATCCAGTTATTATAGTGTTAAACGCACTGTTGGTATACATTCTACTAAACCGTGGTTTAGAGACTACGTCTCCGAGTCGGGATCGTACGGCTAAGTGTTCATCTTTTAACTGAGGAGTAATCATGTAAGATTATTGGTCGCATGAAGCTGTGAATCAGCCGTTGATATACGACCATCTATCATATACATATTTCGTATGTATGCATCTGTGTTGTAATTGGTAGCCAAGCCAGAATGAGAGTCTGGTATCGAAAGATGTGCTGGTTCGAGTCCAGTCAGATGCACCAGTGTTTTAATCTAGATTAAACACTCACTCAATATTTCATTATTCTACGATAAATAACATAGTAGGAAATCTTTTACTGATTCCAACATAATCGAGAATAAAAGATGAAATTTGAAAATATTGTTGCATTGCTTAATGCTTTAAGCTGGTCCAAAATGATCCAAGCATTTATATTTCTAATCATGATAGGATTAGCATATGGTCTATGGGAAAACAGAGCAATAGTATATAACTCTTTAAAAATTACTGCTCAAGTAGAGATATCCGAACCCGTAGTTCTGAACATAACACCAGACACATCTAATTTAATTGATACGGCTGTAAATAAAGCAAAGGATAAAATAGCAGCAATTCAGATAATTAATGTAGACTTTAAAAAAAATGTAAGATATGTTGCTTACTCGGCAATCAGCAATGATAACTTCGAACGAGCATATAAACAATACGAGCAACAAAAAATATCACATTTACCATTGTTTTCAGATAAAGAATTTGAAAATCAACTTATTATAAATTTGATAAATGGGGACTTTGTATGTGTAGACTATAAGAAGTCCCTAGGATACACAATGTTTTATAAGTCAACCACCGAGATTAATACTGTTTGTTCAATAAGCATTCCACCATATTATGGCAGATTCAGTGGATATATAAATATTTACTTATTTAATTCCCCAACTGAAAATGATATAATTTCTGCGAAACAATTATTAAGGGATATATCTTTCAGAATATATGAAGTTGATATGTCTAACCGCCAACCACATTCAATAAGAAGCAATTAAATGGAGAAATATGATACGACTTATTCGTGCTTTGGCAATTTCAATCGCATTAGCGGTTATCCCTGGTGCAATTGTATATAATTTATGGAAATCGCCACGAATCACTAAACCTGAAATAAATTCACATTTATTAAAGATTTCCCCATTTGTGAAATCTAAGATAGATTCTGTCACCACTAATACAGATTATATATTAGGGACTCAGATTGTAACTGTAGACTTTAACAAAAATACGATATCAGAGACGTATATAAAGATTGACAATCCATCTGCTCAAATTTTATATGATGCGTTTGTTGAAGGTAGACTAAGTGATCCACCGATATTCACGACATCCACAGTAGATAATGCCCGCGTAATGAGACTGATACGAGGTGAATTTATATGTGTCCCATTTAAAGAATCGACAGCATATAAATATGCACCAGCAGCCAATGTGTTAATAGCTTCAGTTTGTGCGATCGGGATACCACCTAATAAATTATATCAACTATCAGGAATTCTGACTATATACCTTAGTACAGTGCCGACACCAGAAGAAACCAGACAAATTTACTTGTTTGCAAGGGATATTTCGTATAACATAGCAAACTATAACAACCTTTTTTATGATACGATCAAGTCTCGAGTGGAATAATATTGAAATTAAATTGCGTCGACAAGCTCGAGGATGGATGTACGAGGGAGAAATTCTAAGGATGATAAACAATATCCAGAGTGAGATTGTATTATTATCTAAAGCAGAAGTTGATGCACGACGCGGGAATACTTTAAAGTCGACAGAATTACTAGAAAGAATAAATAACGATATAGAGATGATAGAAGAATATCTAATAGTGGCAGCACTGATAGGTTGACATCGGTATAGCATTCGCGTATACTATCGAGATTAGAGAGTAAAGTAGCCAGGGGCTGCCACTGATTGGAAATCAGCTGGATTTATTGAGAAATAGGTTTCGATTCGAGTTCGATGCTCTCTTCCAAACAATCGGAAAAATATGAGAAACATACAAAGGAATGTCATGAATGCAATTAAAATGGACCGCCTAGACTTGCTTGAGATAGTCAAAACAAATAAAGAAAAACACATTTCAGCCTTTGTCGAATCTGTAGCGGACTATAAACAACTAGTCTTACAAACTATGACAGCTAACTTGAAGCTTGCCAAAACGGCAAATTTAGAAGAATTTGGAAAAATTAAATCTGCACCACCAAAACCAACATCATATGAAAATAGCTACACGCGAGCAATCCGTATGCTGGAATTATCCGTCGATATTTTTATCGAAGTTGAAGAAGATATATTCAACCAACTAGTATTGGACGAGTGGCAGTGGAAACATGCATTCGTTGCATCCAACGCTACATATAAAGCCGGAGCATTTTAATCCATGCTTAACAGCATCGCTAATGTTACAATAGCGATGTAAGTTATACAACACACTAAAAGGACTTTTATGGTGGATCCAATTATCGCATTTTTCGCAGGCTTCTTGCTGACCTGGCCAGCATTGATTATTTTGCTGTTCCTGGGTATTATCTTTGAACACAACGATGCAAGGGGCATGGCAGTTTTTACTGCGTTAGTATCAGCCGCTGTAGCATATTTCTTTTTTGCAATTCCGTTCTGGACTTTGATGATTTACGCTGGAATTTATTTGGTAGCAGGTATTTGTTGGAGTATGTGGCGTTATAAACGTGCTTTGAACAAAATGGTGGAAGAAAACAGAGGCGAAACAGAAACCAATAAAGAACGTGCATTGAGAAGATTGCATCCTCGACACATGTGGCCGACAATCATTGCCTGGGTATTCGTATGGCCGTTCAGCTTTGTTGAAAACATCGTCGGCGACGTTATCACTACTGTGTCTACGGCGATCAAGAAAGTATTCCACGACGCGTATCAAAGAATGTTCGATCATGCTGTTTCGCAACTGAAGTGATCGAAGTATCGTTTACGGAATACAGGTATTTCTCAGAATGCCCAATATGGTGGAGAAACTTCTGCACTGTTACATCTGGCGAATGGGTTTCTGCAGATGGTAGGAATCTATTGCTAATAGCGGAAATAGCGAAATTTTCTGGAAATATTGTGGATGGTGGGAATAATGAAGATGTAGATCACTTAGAATTTGAAACAGAAGAAGACTTTAATTTATTTAAAACATATTGGATATTACGTGGCAAGTAAACAGGTATTGGTTATGCGTAAGTTTATCGGTAAAGGATCGAGAATTGGAAAATACGTGGCACAAGGCGCCCACGCAAGTGTAGGAGCATTGTTTTCTCTTGGTGCAATAGATAAAGAAGCAAAGGAATTTGTTATCGATATTAGTAATCCATTCGTATATGAATGGGTTGTTGGCAACTTTAGAAAGATTACCTGTTATGTCGAAACTGATCAGGAATTGACCGACATTTACATTGCTGCAAGATCAGCCGGAATTGCATGTTCCATAATTGAAGATTCTGGATTAACTGAATTCAATGGTGTAAAAACTCTGACCGCAATTGGCGTCGGGCCAGCCGACGAAGAATTGATAAACAAACTTACCGGGCATCTGCCCTTATTTTGATATGTTAAATTATTTTAAATGGGTGTTTGCCAGAGAAGCACGGGGCTAACAGAACAGGTATACAGCTTCTGTACGCTATGATTGCAGTGGTGATTATAGGCTATCTGTTAAGTCTGCTATCGATTAAACTTGTATTCATCTCGCTTGCAATACTTTGGGTGGGATCAGTTACCTTAGCAATTGTCTGTAATGTAATAGAGTACAGAACAAATCGCAACACCGATTGAGTTCTTGCAGCAAATCTATTACACTACACTCTAACATAGAAAGGATACAAAATGGTATCACATGAAATTCTCGCCAAGCGAGACAAGATGAAAAAATGGGTCTCCATTGTAGCATTGGGTGTAGTCGGGTTATTGGTAGCACCAATCATCTTTCTATCTATCCAGGGACTGATCGGCCTCGCTATTGCAGCAGCCATCGGATTTACATTAGTGACATTGGCGCCAGTGTTTGCACTGAAAATGGCAAACCTGAAATATCGATTAACCGATGATGAAAAAGTCAAGCACATTCAAAAGGTAACTGACGCCGCTGCAGAAAATCCTATCGAAACTATGACGTACCAGTTGCAGGAACGACGCAAAGCATTTGGCACATTTGAAGACAATGTGGTTAATGCAACAACTGCCAGAGATACATTCCGTGATAAGGTTAAAAAGTTTGCAGCAAAGTATCCACATCGCGCTGCTGAATTCCAAAAACAGTTTGACCGAATGGTTGATTTGGTCGAGCGTAAAAAGACTGCATTGCGTAATGCACAGAAATCACTCGAGGAAGGTGCGATGAAGCTCGAAGAAATGCAAGCATATTGGGAAATGTCTAAGGACGCGATTGAACTGAATAAAGCTGCTGGTATGGACACCGGCGACGTATTTGAACAGCTAAAACACGATACAGCATGTGATGCCGTGTTCGAATCAATGAACCGTGCATTTGCTCAACTTGAAGTTGCAGCAGCACTGGATGTGGATTCGGATGACAAAGAGGACTCGCTTGTCGTACAATTAGGTCATAGCGAACCAAATGTAGTTGAAGTACCAGTTCGCGAAACACAGAAAGTGAGTAGATAATGAAGATTCGGATTCTAGGCGCTATCTTTGTATTTCTAATTCTTGCAGCACTATTTGTCTTAACTGGTGGAGATAATTCGACACCGAATATTCAAGGTCAGCCTCAGCCGACCAGCTCTGGAGATGCAGGATTCAAGGGTTTACAGATTAACTAACTTAAAGAAAGACACAAATGAAATTTACTAAAATCGCAATGATCGTCGGCGTACTTGCAATTTCTACAAGCGCAATGGCACAAACGCAACTGAAGGTTGCAACAGGCGGCCCAACTGGTACCTACCATCGTATGTTCGTGGAATTCCAAGGCATGTGTAAGGACCAAATTATGCAAATCGAGGTCCCGTCAAAAGGGTCAGTAGACAACATGGATAAGCTCCTCGGTAACGAAGTGAACGCAGCAATTGTTCAGACCGACGTACTGTTCTATCGTGCTCGTAACGAAGACCTTGGCAGTATCAAGACGCTGTTTAGCATGTATCCAGAAGAAGTCCATGTGATTACTTCTGCAGTAAGCCCGATCAAAACTTCGGGCGCGTTGGGACTTGGTATTATCGGCTCCAAGCCGTTGCAGTTTAATACTGTAAATGATCTTGCTGGGCAGAGTGTTGCAGCCTGGGGCGGGTCTATTGTTACAGCACAGGTTATTCGTTTACAGAGTGAAGTTGCATTCACTGTTGTCGAGGTTGCAGACTTTAAAGCTGCAAAAGCAGCACTGGATGCTGGCAAAGTTGCAGCAATTGTAATGGTTGGTGGACAGCCGATGGCTGACGTGCAGACTCTTACCAATGCGTACAAACTGTTGGCATTCCCCGAAGCAACAATGGGCAAGTTGAAGAGCGTATATGTTTCTGCTAAGTTGAATTACTCGGGCATGGGGCAGGGCGGATCCGGTGTCCAATCAATCGCAACGGAATCGTTGTTCGTTACTCGTGCATATAAAACTGCCAAGTATGTTGAATCGCTCGCTGCCTTGCGTGGATGCTTCCAAGCTAGTTTACCAGAGATGCAGGAAACAACTGGTTTCCATAAAAAGTGGTCTGCTGTTAAGGCCGAGAACACTGGCAAATGGTCGTTCTATGAGCTTCCAGCGATGGCTGCGAAGCCAGCTAAGAAGTAAGTAACTTCCAATCTAAACAATACCGCTTGACATCAAGCGGTATTGCCATTTATAATACATCATGGGCAAATTACTTTTAAAAGAAACTATGGATAATGTTAGGTGGTATTGTTCCGATGCCCACTATATACACAATGGTCGTGGATATTATCAATATAAGTGGCCTAGCCCGGATTGGCCATTTAGGCATTATATTCATAGCGAAAAACTAACACAAACAGAAATGATTAAGATCAGGCGATGGATCGAAAATATTATTACCGATACAGTAATATTCGATAGCATTGATTGGAAATATAGAAGGTACTACGGAGAAAGAACAGATTGGGAACATGGTTCGGAAGTTAGCAATACATGGTACAGGTTTAGTTTCGAGGATGAACATACTGCTACAATGTTTGCGATTACATTCGCCCACTTAATACAGAAGCCCACAAATCATCATCCAGATCGATCAGAAGACGAGGAATGGTTAAAAACAAGTAACCAACATAAAACAAGGCACGAATTATGAGAGAACTAGTTACAATTAGAAAAATAGCAGACTTAGTACCTATCGAGGGTGCTGATGCTATCGAGTTGGCTAAAATTGACGGCTGGCAATGTGTTGTGAAGATTGGTGAATTCAAAGTTGGTGACCCTTGCCTCTATTTTGAAATCGACAGCTTCATTCCACTATTGCCACAACTTGACTATCTGAAATCCAGAATGTTCAAACGAATGGGTGAACAAGAAGGTATGCGTGTGAAAACTGTTAAGTTGCGTGGTCAGCTTAGCCAGGGGTTGGCATTACCTGTAAGCATGTTCGTTGATCATTTCTTAGATTCGAAATTCAATGAAGGACAGGAACTATGCGAGTTCTTCTATTTTGGCGCAGACTTGACTGACTTTCTTGGTGTCCAGAAATACGAAGCACCAATTCCTACAGAATTATCTGGAAACGTTAAGGGTAACTTTCCAACATTCATTCCTAAAACGGATCAGGACAGATGTCAGAATATTGCTTATAAAATCTTCGAAGAAAACAAAGACGCATTTTATGAAGTAAGTATGAAAATGGATGGCACTTCTTTTACTGCTTATCAGCGTGATGATATAGACGGAGTCTGTGGACGAAACTGGGAATTGACTATAGATGAGCACAATGTTGGTAACACACTTATCCGCATGTACCAGGATAGCGGATTACAGGCAGTATTGTGCAAATTACGGCTGAATTTAGCAGTACAGGGCGAGCTTATGGGCCCGGGTATACAGAAGAACCGTGAGCAATTTAAAGCTCATAAGTTGTTTATATTCGACATGTTCGATATTGATAAGCAAGAATACTTGGCACCCAAAGCACGATTAGACATTTTAGGTAAACTGCAAAAAGATGGATTGAATATGGACATGGTTCAACACGTTCCAATCATTGCACATTCTGCAAATTTATATGACACACTCGGCATAACAACGACAGATCATCTGTTAACATTTGCTGAAGGTAAAAGTGTAAATCACCCAATCCGAGAAGGACTCGTTTTCAAGCGTAAGGATGGTAAATTTAGTTTTAAATGCATATCAAATCACTTCTTGCTTAAATCTTCCGATTGATATTGTTTACATTTTGCTTCATGATATTTTCCGTAATTTCTTATATCTAGCAGTTGACAAGCAATAAATTCTTATTAAAAGAAAGTGACTAATGACATACAAAACAATGCATCCATACTTTGAAAAAAGCTTCGAACATTATGCATGTGTTACAATGGATATGCAAGAGACATTCTGGAACTACTTGGCATATGGTATGCCTCCGGGAAGCTTTTGTAAATCGGTGATCATAAATGATTTTTATGGTGCAGCTCTTCGAGCGCACCATTTGTTGGATATGAATTTTATGCGTGACATTGCCAGATGGTTGGTGAATGAAACTCCGGAAGACAGTTATGGATCCGTAGAAAAATATAAAGCGTGGATAAAACTATCAGATGATGATCGCCGTGATATTCTTATTTTATATAAGCTCCGGCCATCCGTCATCGATGTGTTGAAAGGTACGCCGAGATAATTTTGATAAATAGCATATCGAAAGGTGTGCTATGAGATTATTAGAATTATTTTTAGTTGAAACAACAGAAGAAGACAGGGCTCTAGTGTCGCTGTCTTCCGCCGTTTATAACAAGCTAATCCTGCCTAACAAAGGTATCCCATTATCGGACAAACCCGTTGAGTTGGGAAAAATAGGAGATAATTTCGATACGCCTTTAGAAATATTAAATGACGTGTCGATTGATCTTCAATCTGGCGACGCATTTATAAAACGTGTACTCAGACCTGGAGAAAAAAGGAACGGTGCCCCTATACTCGGAGCATGGGACTATGACACGAATGCTATAGTATTTAATATAAAATATCTCGATCATCCAAGAATGAAAACTCTTGTGGGGCATGAATTAAGGCACGCGATGGATGAGAAAAAATCAGGAGATCAAGCTGGTTTGGCATCCAGGAATGATCCAGAGAAGCCAAACGCATATAGCCAGCCCAGAAAAACTTCACATAAGAAAGAACCTAAACCCGGCAGGAAAGATTGGAGATACACTGCAAGCCGCTCTGAAATAAATGCCAGGTTCTTAGAAGTCATGGAGATACTTGTGACCAAACAAGTGCCCAAGGCTTATGCCAACGCCAGTCCAGGCGACATCAAACCAAAATTGATAAATGACCTTGACGCCTTGATGACCAAGTTCGAGATTGCAGAAGTATTTCCAGAACGAACCGACTCTCCCGATTACAAACGGTTGATCCGACGGGCAATGGATATGTTACAGAAAGAAACTGCCCACTACGAGCAGGAACTAGCAAAAGACGGTAAACCGATTAAAGCAACCGGAAACTGGTGATTTTTAACCTAAACCCAAGTAGTTTTACAGTTGACAGCTAAGTAATAACACTATATAATAGATAGTTGCAAAGGGATGGATACAGCAAACAAAACCATGCCGAGAGGCATTGTAACGTTAATAGGTAAAAGCATTCCTTCGGTAATGTAATACTTGTACATCGTGAAAGCAGTGTGCAAGACTATTAAGAAACATCCTGGACGATGTAAAAAGTTCAAAATACGGGTAAGGCCGTATAGCATATGATCCTAACGGAAAAGTATGTCCCTTACACCATCCTGTTTTAGTTACAAAAGGTGATTACAGCATTTAAAATACATCCAACGCTAGAGAAAATGATCGAAAGATTATTTACGTAATGGCTAGTCTAGCAGAATGTTAGATATGTTGTCCGTAGCAGAATAAATACGGAATCGGGCACTAACGATTAGTGATATGGTCGGGATAGTTAAACCCTGAAAAATGGTATAGAAAATCGACATGAATAATAAAATAACCTACTATATATCACCTTGTTTATATAATATAAGACGTTGGTTTAGTTGACATTGTAACAGATTTTAGTTAAACTAGCGGCTTGTTAAAGAGTTTAAAGATTCGGTTCAGCCATAAAAAATAATAATGGAATTAACCCAGGCTCGAAAGGGCGCAAGTTAAGATCCTTTCTGAAGGGGAAAGCAAAAACTCGTCAAAACCGAATCTGATTTTATTTATGGTACAGTATGAGTCATATGTTCTACAGTAGAAGAATCCGCTATTGTACCACTAAGTTTTTCAGCGCAGTTAGTTGAAATTTAAAGAATCCGTTCAGCAACAAAAATTTTAAAATAATCAGGCATTTGCAGGTTCGAGTCCTGTCTACACTACATTGTGGTGCAGTAGTCAAATTGGTAAAGACACCCGACAACAAAATAGTGATTCTGTTATAAAGGAAAATAAAAATGAGCAACACATTATTTGAAGCAGTAAACGCATCGGCTACAACAGCCAACGGTGCAGTAACAAATTCGTCTTCGTTGAACAAAAACGTTGATCTTTTCTTCTTAGCCGGTGCAAGCCGTGGTAAGGATATCACTGCAACCTTTGCAGCAGCTTTGGTGGAAGATTCCGAAGTTGCGACTCGTATTCTTCAGCATTGCCGTGATGCCCGAGGTGGTTCCGGCGAACGCGAAACCTTCCGCAAGTTGTTTGGATACTTGATCCGTACTGAGCCAGCAATGGCTGCGAAAGTATTGATGAAGATTCCGGAACTGGGACGATGGGATGATTTGTTCATCGCATTTGGGACTCCGTTAGAACGCGATGCCCTGCGTATGATTTCCTTTGCGTTGAATGACGTGCAGGATGGACTGTGCGCGAAATGGTGTCCACGCCAGGGCGCAGAAGCGAACAAGATTCGCGCCTACATGAAGATGACCCCTAAAGGTTATCGTAAGTTGGTAGTGGGTCTGTCAACAACTGTTGAACAGAAGATGTGTGCCCGTGAATGGGAAGATATCACATACCCTCACGTTCCGTCTGTAGCGGCTGCCCGTTATCAGAAGGCTTTCCTGAAGCACGATCCTAAGGGATATGGTGAATACAAGGAAAAGTTGGTAACTGGTGAAGCGACGATTAATGCTTCGGTTGCGTATCCATACGACGTTCTCCGTTCATTGCGTAGTGGCGATAAGACTGTGTCGAATGCACAGTGGGCAGCATTGCCTAACTACCTGGAAGGTTCTGACGAAAACATCCTTCCGGTTGTTGACGTGTCGGGTTCTATGCAGGGTGTATCGGTATCCGGTAGCGTAACTGCTATGGATGTTGCGGTATCGCTCGGCTTGTATGTTTCGGAACGTATGGGCGGTGTGTTTAAGGATAACTTTGTAACTTTCTCTGGTACGCCAGAATTGATCAAGGTAACTGGAACATTAAGCCAGCGTGTCGATCAGATGGAAAAATCCAAATGGGCAATGAACACAGACATTGGTGCAGTATTCAAGTTAATCTTGACGGCAGCAGTGACACATTCTGTCCCACAAGAACAGATGCCAACAAAGTTGTTGATTTTGTCAGACATGGAATTCGATGCATGTATTACCGTGAATGGTTCTGGCCGTAGTTCGAACCATAGCTCAACTGGTGGTTCACCGGTTAGCGTAAGCGCAATGGAATTCATCGAGACAGAATATGCAGCCGCCGGCTACAAGGTTCCACAGATTGTGTTCTGGAACCTCTCTGGAAGAAGTGGAAATTCTCCAGTAACCTATAACAAGACTGGTGCAGCACTGATATCTGGATTTAGCCCTAGTATTGTTAAGTCAGTATTGGGCGGTGAAGAAATGACACCAATCGGCATTATGCTTAAAACCGTGATGACAACCAGATACGACTTCTAAGGAAGTTTAACCAGAATTGGGCCGCAAGGCCCTTTTCTGCTGAACAATTTGTAGAAGGTAGGCATGGAAGTTGCCATCCTCTAAGGAGTTGCGAGCAGAGTCGTGCTAAGTATCGATGTAACGTGAAAGGCCGTAAAAACTGCCAGACCGCTGTTCATGTTTGTTTCGCCCGGGAGGGAGGGAACCAAGATAAAATTAATCCTACATGGTTAATCTATCAATGCGTGATTATGTCTGTAGAGCATTTGGTGTGATAACACACTACAAATTGTTTTTTGATAAATATAAGTATGCGGGATTAGCTCAGGGGTAGAGCGAAACATTGCCAATGTTTAGGCCATCGGTTCGAGACCGATATTCCGCTCCATATTTAGGCTTCTATGAAAAAACTCCTCACACTATTATTGTTAGTTCCAATCATTGCATTTGCGCATGATTTGTCATTTCCGATTGTTTCGGTTATCGACGGCGACACAATCAAAACTGTTCTACCGATGCCATGCCCGCTGTGTAATGTGTCTATCAGAATACGAGACATAGATACGCCTGAATCTACATGGCGTGGCAAGTGTGATAAAGAGAAAGCACTAGGGTTAAAGGCTACAGAATTTGTTAAGAATTTGGCTAAAAACCAAACCATAATGACCATACGTGATGCAGACTGGGACAAATACGGTGGCAGAATAGATGCACATGTTTTCATAAATGATGTTGATGTTGGCAAAGCATTATTAAAAGCTGGATTAGCCAAACCTTATGATGGTACAGGATCTAAACCAGACTGGTGTAATTGACTAAAGGCATAAATACTGTTACAATAAATACATAATACGCCCTTTTAGTATAATGGTATTACACCTGTTTTGTAATCAGGCTACGGCAGTTCGATTCTGTCAAGGGGCACCAAATATAGAAAGACTTGTATGGCAACAATGAGCTTGAATGTTAATCCTGCTTTTACACTTGATGTAACTGTTAGGGAAAGTGACAAATATTCTGGTCAGGTTTATATGACAACAGAACATTATGTAAATAGAGATAGTGTTCACGGAACCCATGATATGTTTATGACACCAGATCAACTTGAATTATTCGGATTGTTCTTGTGTAGACAAGCAAAAGAAATTAAGCAATCGCAGGAATATAGAGGTAAATAAGTAATAAGATGCGAGATTGGTATAGGGGTTGTGCCGTAGCCTTCCAAGCTTCAGAGGCGAGTTCGAATCTCGCATCTCGCTCCACATAAAAAGAGATACATAATATTTAATATAGGAGTATTATATGACATTATTTTGGATTGCACTTGGTGCATTTATTGGCTGGAATTGTCCACAACCATTTTGGGCTATTACGGCACAGAAGAAGTTTATGACATGGATCGGAACATTTAGAAATTAAGGGATATGCGAGCGAGACTTGGTAGTCAGAGATGTTTATTCCATCCGCATTTTGCATATGCAGCATATTGATTCTGTTTAATAATTTTGGATATATTATTTCTGATTATTGATATATTTTTATATACAGGTTCTTTTTTATCTTTATATAATGTTTTGCCCGATGTGTAATTGTTCGCCCGTTTTTTGGCACCAGCTGTACCCCTTTTAGTTTGTTCTTCCTTAGATAATTTATTAAAGGATTGGTTGTTTTTATATTCGGGTGTTTCCCAAAGTTCTGTCATTTTCTTTGATATGGCTGATCGTCGCCGAGATTCGGCAACAGGATCTTTTGAACAGAGTCGGGGAGAAGATATTGCCTGGTTTAAAACCATCGGATTTGTAATAGCATTTATACGAATTAGAAATTTTGTTTCGTGCAGTCTTGCTTCTTCGTACGAGGGAAATAGTTTGCTAACTTTGAAATTAAAATTAGCAATTGGTTCAGTGGATAGTAATCTTTTTACTAATTTAGAGGACGAGAAATAAGTGATTCCAATATCGATTATGGTCGATTTTCGAACACCGTAATAAATTCTGTTTGTAGGTAAATGTCGTATAGAGTATGTATATGCTTGCATGATTTCCTTTATCGTCTGCTGCCAAAGTATTTATAATAAATTTGATAAGCCCCTGTAGTTTAGTGGTAAAACACCTGCTTTATACGCAGCATCGTCTCCAGATTAGAGAGCGTCCTAGGTTCGAATCCTAGTGGGGGCACCATTTAAAAGATAAATAGCAGTTAGTTATAAAGTATAGTTACAGCAATTAAAAATTTTACTGAAAATAAAACAAACACTATACTGATTTATGGAAACATATCACTACAGATCTTTTTGTTATGCATAGTAGATGCAATGTATCTATTGTAATACAATATTAAATTCTAGAGGAATAGATTCTTATCAGTCATAATGTAAGGATAATACAATAAGATAAATTACCAAATGCCCATTGTAAGGAAGGATATGTTTCGTGGAATATAACACAAAACAGGAGTTTAATATGATTACATTGACTGAAAATGCAGCAAAACAGATTCGGCACCAGCTTGCAAAGCGCGGCAAAGGGATTGCCCTGCGCATCGGCATCAAGAAAGTGGGCTGTACCGGCCTGGCGCACACCTTCGACATCGCCGACGAAATTCGTGCGACCGATCACAGCTTCGAGTCGCATGACGCCCGTGTGCTGATCGATGCCGACAACCTGGCATTCCTCGACGGCTCGCGCATCGACTTCGTCACCGAAGGG